CCTTTTCGCCAGGCAGTAGCTTCGTATTTCAAGCACTCACTTATAACTGGCCGCGCAAACTTATTTGCACGGCAGTGGATGATATCCAGTATTTCTATAACTGGTTTACCCATTTTGTGACCTCTTCAATAGCGTGATCGGCGAAGAACTTACTTCGCCAAGCGGCACGAAAATAAATTCGAATCCGACGTTTAGTCATACGTTTAAATTTGGGAACATACAGAAGCTCGAAGATTTCTTGAGGGCAATCTAAAACTGTTTCAATAATCTCTTTTGCTTCGTTAGATAGCTTGTCGTATGACTCCTTTTTAAGAAACAATTTTTCAGGATTGGGAATTTTTGAAGCTAATACAATTTCTGTATGAATGGATTCAATAGTATTAATTTGAATCCATTCGCCGAACATAATTTGAAAAGCACGCACGTAGTTTTCTTCCACAATTCTTTTAGGCATAATCAACGTCTCCTGATTTTCCGTCTCGGTTTTGATCTACGTTTGATCTTGCGTGGTTTGTCTTTCGTTTCAATTGGTCGTCGTTTGATTTTTCGTTTACTAACTTTCTTGCGCCTTTTAATGACTCTTTTCGGTGGATCAGGATTTGGATTATAAGGATTGACTCTTTTCCGAAGGAACCAATAGGTTTCAATAATTTGGTGTATTTCTTTATCCCATTGACGGCACCTTTTACATTTGGCCCAACCGTTTAAACCGAGCCTGTTCCGACGCCTTGCTAAGCACTGCATCAGGACAAGATAGCATCCACTTTTTCGACAGAAGATAGGATTTTCGGTTGGTACGAAATACTTACACGCTTTATGCTTCCTCCGGATCCGCTTCCCGATTGCTTCACAGCGACGCCTATCCTGTGTGACCTGTTTGGATATGTGCCATTGCTGACAGTAGTAGCAGATGATCTTTGTTGCCATTTATGTACCCTCCAAAACTGTAAGAAAATAAAACAATTATATCATAAACCCCTGTTAATTAAAAGCTTTTTCTTCAAAAACTATAAACCCTTAATATAATTGTCAAATCTTTATACAGCAAGCTTTGACTCCGGTGAATGTGGAAAACTGTTCCCGCTTAAAAACACTACACCCCAGCTGCCCGAGAGCAGCTGAGGTACAGTTTTTGCGAGGGCCAGTTAAATGTCCAACTTGCGCTTCAAATATAAATCGTTTATAGGCTTTAACCTTTTCAAAACTTTATCCATTTCACCGCCAACTTCTTCGCGGAATTCGTCATTGGATTTTAAACGATCGGCCGAGACAGATTTCATTTGCTTCTTCATTCTTGCCATGATCATTTTCATTTTCTTATCATCCACATATCCACTCCACAATTCATCCCACTTTCCAAGAAAACGATCTATGGAATTTAGCGTGCCCTTATTAATCTTGCCGCTTTCGCATTGACTCGCCAGACGTTCGATACGTTTAAACATCCGGTGGGCAACAAGATTTAAAACCATTTCTTCCATTTGTCTTACCATGTCCTGGAATTTGGCTTGCTCACGCTTGTAGAGTTTTGGATCAAGAATGGATGCCTCTTTATCAGGCATCGTAATCTGAAAGAATTGCCAACTGAATCTGAAACGTCTTCGCAATTCTGCTTTGGACGGATACTTCTCTTTGCGATAGTAATCCGGATACTTCTTTTTCATTCTCTTTTTGAGGCGTTCATAAGAGTCAAGAAATACTTCAACCCTTTTATCGTCTTCCTCTTGAAGCTCGATTAACGAGTTATCAAGCCGGGGCACTTGACTTTTTGGCACGAACCAGACGCCCTCAATAGGAAAAGGAATACTGTTTCGCATGAGTTCGCCTTTAGCAGTCCGGCGGATTGTGGAAATGTCTTTAAGCAGGGTTCGATCATCAATTAAGTCTTGCATTCCCCGGACAATTTCCTTTGGGACATTATCACCAAGTAACTCTTTTGGAAGTTTGGCAGATGCAGTCCAACGATTAAACTTCAGGTTGCAAAGTACACCTTCACGCAATTTGTCTTGGTCCATAATTAAATCCTCCTTGTAATATATTTTTGGTAGTTATAGGCTGCCCTCATCGGGCCACAGAGCCAATCCTGTGACGACGACCGCGGAACCACTATCCACGGTCGTTTCGGCATATTAGCGTTTACGACTCGCCATCAATGTTTCATCATGGAAAATTTGGTAGTAATCGCGACTTTCGTTTTCACCGGAAAGTATATGCAAGATATCGAAACCTTGTTTTCTCGCAGTTTTCCTCACGACGGCGAGAAGTTTAGCTTTCGCCTTGGATTGTGAAATCTTGAATTTCTTGGAAATGGATTTCGCAATTTCACCAACAGTTGATCCTTCATTAACCATAGCGAGAATGGCATGTGCAGGACTGCCGGGAAGACGACCGAAGAGTTTTTGAATTTCATCCAGTTGACGCCTTTTAATAACCCTTTTCGGCTTTTCCGGTTCCTTTGGAGCCCGACGCTTAATAACCCGTTTTGGTTTTTCTTCTGCTTTTTTCCGCCGCTTGATGGGATCACGAACAGCGACCCACCGATCCCCGTCATACCTGCACGTTGTGCCTTTGATGTTTTTCTTATCACCAACTTTGGGATCATCAGGTTTCGGCTCCGGCTTTTTTTTCTTTTTGATCTTTTTCTTCGGTCGTATAAGGTGTTCAGGCACTTCCATTTTCTTCGCCTTATAAACACCAGTCACCGCATCCCGGCAATCAGTTATATAATTTTCGGGAAGTGTTTCGCCTTTGAGCCACCGGACCGGCAACGAGTTTAAGGCCTCCAATACGAAAGAAATTACTTCAGGTTCGATGTTATCGAAGAAGTCCCTTTCGCTTGGAAGATGATGAACCTTATAACGGCCAGCTTTAAGGTGTGCCACGAAATCGCCAGAAGGTTTTTTAGCTTTCGCCTTTTTCTTTTTAGGCTCCGGCTTTTCCTTCGCCTTTTTCTTGGCTGCGGTCTGTTTGAAATCTTTAGCCAAATCTTTATCAGCCGCTTTTTTCATTTCCGCCACTTTCTTCGCCGATGTTTTCTTTTTGGCCTTTTTCTTTTTCGGCGTTGGTGTCGCGGAAGTCAAACCGATGTCTTTGTCAACCGGTGGCGTCTCGGTTTTCGGCTTGACACCACTCGTTAACACTTTGACTGCGCTATGCGCAAGGCATTTTGAGCAGGTGATCTGCTCGCAGGTTTTATCATCATCGATGACCAAATCGCCTGTGCGCTTGTCACAGATAGCAACGTTCCCATCTGTGACCGCATGCAAATGATGCCTCTTAGCAGCCGGATTTTTACCTACTCCTAAAACTGTTTTTGTCATAATACTACTCCTCTTCTGGTTATGGGGTTAGACGTCAACTCTTCGTTTGGCATCGGTCACTGCAACGGATGCAGGAACGGCCTCGGCTGGCAGGCATGTATTCTTTGCCCACTCGCGCAAGGCTATGATGTCGCCACTAAGAGTTATAGCTTGCGGTATGATACAATCTTGTGCTTTAATAAGATCAATTCCGCGCATATCAGCTATATGAACCATGGCCTCAATTTCAGCACCGGTGAAGTCTTTCATTGTGGGAAGTACTTCAGGATAATCCAAACCAGCATTGTTCACATAGTGTTTTAAAATACTTTTGCGAACTTTAGCGGTTGGCAAGTCAATGAAAAAAGGACTTGTATCCCATCGGCCGGGACGTAGAAATTCGCCCGGAATCCCACGGAAACTATTTGCTGTGGCAACGATATAAATTCCTTCAGGGCGATCCTGAAGAAACTCAAGCCAACGACCGTTGCTCTTCGGGTAGTACCACTGTCTAAGTCCCCGGAACCACCGGCACCAGCGAATTGTTTTTCGAACTCATCTATAAGGACGACGCAGTTTCCAATGGCACAAATTAAGTCAATTGTGTCATTTATATTTTGATCAGTTTCGCCTTGGTACTTACTGTAAAGTCTTCCCATATTAACGGAAAGTCCGAACTTCCCAGTTTCACCAACAATAGCCTTCATTAAGGAAGTCTTCCCGCAGCCAGGAACACCAATGGTCATGAGACCTTTAGCTCGCGGGTCGTAAATGGAATCCATAATGAAGTCCTTGATTTCTTTATAGCCGATAACATCTTGGAAAGTCAAGTTATTCGGCAAGACATCAAGGAAACCGGATTTAGCAATCGTCATAGCTTTATAGTCATTGATCGTACGGAGATCGAATTCGCCATGTTCGACGATTGATAATGAAAAAACATTGTCCAGTTCTTGTCGAGTCAAACCCATAGCTGATTTGCAAATCAGATCCATCCGGTCCTTTTCAGGAATGAATGATTCGTCTGGAACCGCCATGGAAGCGGCATCGAGAATCTCTTCCTTATCAGGAAGTTGCAGATCAAGAAGGATAAAATCCTTTTTTAACTCGGTGGGAATCTTTTCAATCGGACTTATGACTACTGCCGCCTTGCCTTGATTGGCCCAGCCCAGATTAAGGTTTTGAAGTGTTTGAATAATCTGAGGCTTGTCCATATACCAATGATAGTTATAAAGGAACATAACCGTATTCTCATCGGCATCATTTAAGGCGTCCAGTGGAGTCATGGGATTATTGTCTTTGAGGCAATCCCAATCTGTGACTTTAAATTTGCCACCATTTTTGAGTTGAAAGTCTTCGAGTGCTGGGTACACATTTCGGCGAACCCTATTTGGTTCATTTGTCTTCATCCAGAAAAGTGGAAATCCAGCTCGTAGGTAGTTAATCAACTTCGCTTGTGTTTTCATAATTAATCCTCCTATAAAAAAGTTATAGTTTAAAAGCTACCTCATCAGTATAGCTTGCTTAAGGCCATAGACCCTCGGTGGCCGAGGGTTTCGGATTACTTCAACATGCCTTTGTGTTTCATTTCTGCACAAAGTCCGCGAGCTTCGATAATCAATGCTTTTAGTCTTTCTTCATCTTCGTTTTCAAATTCTTCATCAGAATCAGCTTGTGGAAGGTTTGCTAATTGAATAACTAATCGTCCACATTTATTCAGCATTGATTCTTCCATTAGCGCTTGAGCAAATAGCTCGGTTTTTGAACTCATACTTAAATCATCTCCTTTCGGATTATACACTTATCAATTAATGTCAGGTAATTCTTTTCGCCAGATACTGAAATCGCGGACCATTTCATCAAATGACTTCCATGTAAATCGGACATGAAGTTTCTTGCCATTTTCATCAGTCAAATGCATGACCATTTTCTTTCCACGCCGAACCTTCAAACCGCGATACTCTTTAATTTCAATTCCTTTCGCCATAGTTAATCCCTTTCCTGCAGTTCATCGATTAAGGAAGCTTCCCGCCACTGTCCACATTTGGTTTTAACAAAGTCTCCCCATGTGATTTGGTCGAAAGGGAGCCAACCTTTATTATGGACTAACATCCGGGGCACACCTGAAATCTTACTGATCTTAGGTTTCCTGCCTTCCCGCATTGTCTTCTGTTTCAGAACTAATTTGTCCAAGTGATCAATGAAGTCAATTGTTTCTGCCATAATTAATCCTCCTTTAGTTATTAGGTTATCTCATCAGTACGCAAGTTCCTATCTTGCGTAGACTCCCGGAAGCCGGGAGTTTCGAATTATGAATACTCCAATACCATTTTCTTGTCGCCGTTTGGAAGTGTTTCCATACTTACATTTGTTACTTCATCGTATGGAATCACGTTTTCAGTGGCCGCGATGTTGTAATCTTGGACAAGCAAATGCAGCTTGTCCATTGTTCCGGATTGACTTCCCCAGTGATCGTAAATGATATCTCCATCCGCTGTAACGGCGATGGGATATTTCCAGCCGGGAAGCTTTATTTCGGCCACTGCATTTTTGACTACATGGCTGCCAAACAGGCGAACTTCAAGATTTGGGCCTGAAACAATTTCGCCATGTTTTTGTGCGACAATGCAAAGTGTGGAAAGATCGGAAATCCGTTTACCGTATGTCGTGTTATGACTCATTTAACTTCTCCTTTCTTAATCTACCAGAATCGTATGCATCAGATGAACAGGCGTTATTGCAGTACTTCGTAGCTTCGCTATGATAGTACATGCAATCGTGATACATACATTTTTTTAAATTCGACGTAACCAGTTTTTGACTTTTGACTACTCCCTTAGAATTTTCATCATTGAGAAGAGAAACAATATCGGCCTTGCTAAGCGACCATTTGAGATGAACTTGATAAACCCGCTTGTCATAAAAATCTGAATAGCGGTTGAAAATTTGTTGCGCTTCCAAACGATCTATAGACCATATTGCGGTTTCAGTGTCAATACTGGTTATAACCGTTTTCCAAATAAATACACTATGTGGCATGGCCTCTCCTTTTAGCCGCGAACACGGTCGAAGTGTTCGTAGTGGGTTTGGACAATCCAACCATACTTTCCTAATAGCCAAATCAATTGACTAATATTCATAGTATGACATTTGCCGATAAGATTTTGACCCGACATAAAATGCTGGGCTTCAATATGATATTCGGTCAACATAATGATCTCCTATCCGCAATGCCCCGAGGGGAGGCCGTCTGCGAGGTTATTCTTTTCGGTTTGGTGATACTCGTCTTTGTACACGCGCTCTTTTGGCTTACCGAAAAGATCGTCAAGAAATGAAGTCATACTGATGCATCCTTCACCTACGGCGCCGAATACTTCAGTTTTAACACTTCCGTCTTTGCCAAAAATGATCTCAACTTTTTTCTCGTCCATAATCTAATCCTCCTGTTAATAGGTTAATGATATTTTTCGAATAGCCTATTGATGCATCGAAAGTAAAAATGACTCTCGATGCACCTAAGGTTATACGAAGTCTTTAATCATCGGGTTCAAGCTTTTCCCTCAGATCATCGTCTTCCTCTTCATCTTCGTCGCAATCGCACTCTTCAAAACTGTCGCCGCATGTATGGCAAATGTCAGTTTTTTGGATGTCCGGAGAAGCAGTATCAAAGTTTTCTTTTCCATCATGCCAATGGACAATAACATCTACACCGGAATTGTGTTGGATTTCAGTCCAGTTTAGATTTCCAGTTAGTACTTTCATTTTCGGCTGTTCACTATCCACTTTCCGGTGCGTTTTTCTCGCTTTCTTTTTCGGTTTCGGTTTGTGGAAGTTAAGGGGAATAGCCTGTTTGCTAATCCGGGTGCAATATTCAGCGATTGCTTCTTTCGCCTCTCGGACAGTCAAATGGATAGTGGTTGTTCTTTCCTTAACAATGATCATAATTAATCCTCCTATAATAAGGTTAATAAACGGCAGTCTCATCAGTAACGGAATGCCAATCCGCTATAGTCCCGGTGGCCGGGACTTTCGACGTTATACAACCCAGTCAATTTTGAATTTCAGTTTGAGATAGTTAATGAAGTCAATCGCCATTTCTTTTTCGGCTTGGAATTTGCGAACATGAGCATTTTCCTCATTCCCGGAATGAACGAAGTGTCCATTAACTGTGACTTGACTTGCGTATTGGCAACCTTCCTCTTTTACATCTTCGGGTGGAATACGTTGCCAAATCATTTCAACGGAGTGGGTCATTTGACTTCTCCTTTTAAGTGTAGGCGGATGCTGGAAACAATACCGTTATTATCCGAACTGTGATGCAAGGGCAGGGAGTTAATAAATGTTTCATGTTCCGCAATTTCATTTGCGATTTGATCTTCCCTTAAGTCATGTCCGTTATCATCCCTTACAACAATAATGACTTCCGCCTTGATAAATTTTTTGATAATTGAAGACATTGTTATCTCCTTATCGAATTTTGACTCGCCTTGGTGGCCTCAGGATTTTGATCTTTGCTTCTTGTTGTTTTGCAAAGTATTTTTCATGTGAAATAAGACCTTTGCAAGCCGGGCAGGCGACCTCAGTTAATAGATGACCGGCCAGTGTGAATTTGGTGCGTTTAAATTGACCAGTCCGCTCGCAGAAATAACAAGCTGTTTCATCTGCTTGAGCTTCCATTGCCTCTTTTAAAACATCTCCTAAAGTCATCTTAACTCCTATTTATAATGGATTCCCATTAAAGCGTCGCATTCTTCCATAATCCAAAAGTCTTTTACTTGCCCTTCCAAAAGAAGTTTTAGAAACACTTCATAGAAGTTTTTGGAAGCCGTGCCCCACTCGCCGACACCACCTATTGCTCTTGACCAATAACCACTTTCCTGGCCAGCACTTGTTTCAAATTCAAACTTGATTCCCCATGTGCAATCGTGCCAGTCGACCAGAACATTTTCAGGTTCCGGATATGGAGCTTGACTTTCGTCAGTGAACATAGTGAAACCATGTTCGATTCCAATTTCAGCAACACCTTTTTCAAAGTGAGTAGGATCCGCTGGATTATAGGTACCTGAAGTACTGGAACCCATCAACTTTAACTTCTCGATAAAGAGATTTACAATTTGATCTTGACTCAATTGAATCATAATTAATCCTCCTATAATAGGTTAATAAATTTAGCTACCTCATCAGTATAGCTTGCTAAAGGCTATAGACTCCCGTTAGACGGGAGTTTCGGATTAAATATAAAAATCTTTTTCCCTCATCACTATAAAGTCATTAGGATCTAAGTTCCATCCGAACAATTCTTTATAGTAATTCAGAATGTCCGTAATGCCCTCATGATACCTGCCATCTTTTACTTCCCAAATGTCGATAGTATCTTCGTTTTGGACAAGGAAGATATAACCTTTATCAGAGAGCTGACTTAATCTGGAAACTGAAGTGATGTTTTCCAATACTACTTTTCTTCCCGGCATTTCGACGGTATGCATTGGACTTCTCCTTTATGACTTTTCTCGGTTTTTGGTTCTGCTTCCAATGTAAACCAAGGCAACAGCAACCAGCAGCATAGTAATCGCTGTTCCTGGATCTTGTTTAAACGTTGCGAGAGCGACGAATGCCAGAATACAGGAACCGAGCTGAAGCAGGAACCCCAACGGTTTAGAGACAAATGCTTTGCGTTCGAACTTTGTGGGCTTAACAAAGTTTTTAGAATCGCCTTTTCGCGGTTGTCCACAGTTATTGCAAAACTGATCAGTCATTGCCAATTGGTTTCCGCAATCTGGACAAAAGTAATTTGCCATGATAATATCCTCCATTTAAAAGTTATTGTTTTAGCTACCTCATCAGCGTGACTTGCTAAAGGCCACGGACTCCCGGATACCGGGAGTTTCGGATTAGATTACTGAGCATTGGATGGCGACCCATCCCCAGATGAAAAGATTCGCAAAAACTAAATAGGTCAGCGAATTGAATTTCATCCTTTTCATTCTTTTGTCAAACATAGACATAAAGGCCTCCTTATTTCTTTTTATAATACCTTGTTTTCCGCCTGTCCATATAGTCCTGTCGCCAGAAACCTTTTTCTTTCCCATGCTTATCATACTCTACCGTTTTCCGGCGATCAATATTTGACTGTTTTAAATATCCTTTTTGTTTCCCGTCGGCTCCGTATACGACCGTTTTACGAGGGTCTATACTGCTTTCCTTAAGATATTTTTCATCAGCCTTATATTGTGCTCCCGCTTTACATCCGGAAGCAAATAACCAAATGAAGCCACAGACAAACAGGAGGATAAGGAAGAGAAAATATCCGGCACAAGTCTTGAAATCTTGTTTAGTCATCTTCATTTCTATCTTCCTTTCGCCTGTCAAAAGTCCGACGATCTTTGCCCGGCTCAACAGAAGTATTGATTGCTGTGCGCCGATTTTTTTTCCTTGCCTCGGAAATTTCGTAGGCACCATCCATTTCTTTGACATCATCTTCAGATAAATGTCTTTGCATAATTAATCCTCCTTATATGTAGTTATTCTTTTAGGCTACCTCATCAGTACCTTGCTGCCCAATTCAAGATAGATGGCAGCCGGCCGAGGCCAGCCACCATTTCGGGTTATTCCATATCAACCAGTTGCAATCTTAAGCATTTCGTCGTAAGTCACTTTAAATTGTGTTGCTAAGTTTTCGTAATAAACTTTACCTTGTTTGCAAGGAACAGGTTTATAAGTCAAACAATCGCCATGACTTACTTCTTGCCGCTTAAGTTTACTTTCTTTTTCTGCGAGGATGTCCCCGCAATGTATGCAAACTACTTCCATGATTAATTTTCTCCTTATCTTACATTCCGTATAATGATGATGCTTTTTGTTCAACGTTATCCAAAAGATCCTCTTTCCAATCTGCAATGTGTTTGTCCAAAGCATTCTTCAGAGAAGTATGTGCACGGTCATGAATTTTCCGCGCAATAGCGATCTTCAAGCGATATCCGATTATTTGATGACCGATTTGTTTGGTGTGTTTAAACACACCAAGCCATTGCATGATTTGACTGGCTTCGTCGTAGATACGGTCACCAGTTAAGTCAAAACACCAATTTTCATCATCATACACTTCGTCGGCATACCATCCACAAAGGTCCCGCACACCATCCTTTTCCGCTTTCTGAATTTTCTTCCGCGCAATAGGATCCATACGGACATTCATTTTAAGAGTTTCTTCATCATGACCAGCCATATCTCCGGCGGCATCTTGAAGCCAACCTAATATAGTACCTGCTATATTAGAAATCTTGTCTTCAATTTCTACCGGCCAAAAAGAAAAACGGCAAGTTGGACATTCTTTCTGATCAATTTCAAAATTGGATACTTCTCTGCAAAGTGGACATGTTAGTTCTGCAACCATAATTAATCCTCCTATAAAAAGGTTATTAGTATTTGACTTACCTCATCAGCACACAAGTTGTCATCTTATGTGGACTCCCGGAGACCGGGAGTTTCGGTTAACTTCTTTTCTTGTTTCTTTTTATCGTTGCTTTTCTTATCGCTTCAACAGCTTTCCATTGTCGGTGGTGTTTATAACATCTCGTAATGTTATTTTCCTTTTTCTGATCCACAAGTCGCTTTTTTAACTTCTTTTCGCAACCGATAAAAACACATTCCTTGACACTTAACTCTTTGAACGAATACTTCTTTTTCACTCTCTACTCCTTTGGACTTCGTCCCACGAATTTTCATCCGCTTCCAAGTCGATTTTATTCCAATCAGAACCGACTTCATAAATAGGTTCAGAACCGACTTCTTCATGTCGAATATTCATAGCATTGACTTTCCCGCATTTGCAGACATAAAGCTCGGCTCCGAAACCTAAAGAATCATCTGCTTCTCTTGGATCACCGAATACCAAGGCTTTAACAGACTCTCCATTCGGATAACGGAAAACATCTTGAAGCCAATCCCAGAGCCATACTCTTCCGCAATCACATTTCATTACGAATCCTCCTTTTGTTAAGGTTATTATTAGTACAACCAACTGCGCCTATACTTGTTAGAACAGGCGGACTAAATTGTACTAAAGTGCGGTCATAAAATCCTCCTTTTGTTATATAAAAACAACTTAATTATAACATATTTTATGGCAGCTTCATCAGACCCGCACCGCCGCGCACGGGTTACTCCAGCGGCACCCTTTAATAGCAAGCGTCCGCTGCAGTTTCGGCTTAAAATTTTAAGCGATAGCCATGAGTGAAAAAGTAATCGGCTGTCGGGTTTTCCGGTATTTCTTCTGCTGATGTGATGGCGACTTTTGCAAACGCAAACTCTTTGACTATACGCATACTTTTAGCCATATAGTCATGTCGACAGAGCATTGGAAATTTTGTGTCCGGTCCTGTGAAATTAAGATGTATGGACACATCCCGGCCGTCGACGATAGCTATTCCAACGAAGTAAAAATCACCAAGTTTTAAATTAATAACATCGTCGCTTATCATCGGGTTATGAGTTATAAGGCCACTGTAGCAGTCAAAATCCTCTTCAATAAAGTCTCTGAACTTCATAATTAATCCTCCTGTAAATTAGGTTATTTTGATTTACCTCATCAGTACGGAAGTAATCAACTTCCGCAGACTCCCGTAGACCGGGAGTTTCGGCTGTTAAGATTCAATCTCGAAAGCATCGACCAGTTTTGAAACAGCGGAGATTGCCTTTTCAACATGAGGATTGAAATTTCTTGTTGTATGGTGGGCACAATTTTCAATCGATGAAACTATATTTCTAACTGGAATAACTTCATCTCTCGCTGTCCATCTTTCGCCGGCCACTGCCGAATTAAAACGTTCTCGACTTCGCTCTACTTCTTCTTTTAAACCTTGTATTGATTCTAACAAGGATTCGAAGTAAAGATCGGCATAACTCAATGCACTTTCTCTTACGAAGTTTGCAGTTTTGTCATCCCCTTTTTTCGTGTCCACTTTTCTGACTTTTCTGATTTTTCTTTTCATAATAAATCCTCCTTAAAGTTATAGGTTACCTCATCAGTAGACAGGTTCCTATCCTGCCCAGACTCCCGTTAGACGGGAGTTTCGGTTTTAACAATATTCGTTAACATATTCTCGCATGTCCATCGCATCGAAAGTACTCCAAAGGCTTTCACAAACGGAATCAGTTATATATGATTCCAAGTCATATTTTTTGCCCAAACGACGATTGTAAGCAATTTGGCCGGGACTTCCTCTATACATAAAACGGAAGTAATTAGGATTTTTAATATCGAATAAAACAGTAAAATCGACCCATCCATCATACATTCCATTTTCGTCCATGCAATGGAAACTCGCTTCCGCCCGGATTCTTGTCCGGGTTGAAAATGAGAGATGCCATTCAGAATCTATACCGGAACCATGAGGCAAAACTTCAGCAACCAGTTCCAAAACTTTTTCCTTTACTGCGGTGAGATATTTGTTTTCATGAATTTTAGTCATTGTGAAATCCTCCTTGTATTAGGTTAATAAAATTGATTTACCTCATCAGTACGAGAGTAATCAACTCTCGTAGACTCCCGGAGACCGGGAGTTTCGGCGGTTATTGATTATTTACTTCGTCGATCAGCATGATTGCGAGATTGTATTTTCCTAAAGTTACTTCCTTCATGTGACCGTAAAAATAATCAATAACTTCATGATAACGAAAACAAACCAACATCCATATGGGAACACGCCATTTCAGAGCAAGAAATGTTTCACTTTTTTCAAGTTGAAAGCTTTGATGTCCCGCCGCGGATTGTTTTACTTCGTTTCTGAACTTCTCAAAAAAATCAGCCATTCCGCCCGGATTGCCACCGTTATGACAGCGATCCATAAGATAAGCGGTAACAGCGAGGTGATCTTTTTCAGGAACGTTGGAAATACGAACGCAAGAAAGAAGTAATTTAAACTTATCGCTTTTATCGTTCGCATAAAGATAAAGACCTTTGTTATCTTCGCCACCAAATTGTACAAAGTCAGCTAAATGAATCAGTTTCGTAAATACTTCACGATTGAAATTTGCCATGATAAAATCCTCCGTTATATAGTTATTATTTGGCTACCTCATCAGTACGTGGCAACCACACCACGCAGACCGGGACTTTGAGAGCTCCCGGTTTCGGATTAAGCATTTTCGATATCGAAGCAGATGTCACGCTTCAACTGGGCAAGCCTGGCAAGTCTTTTCATACCGTATTCTTTTGCAGCAATACGAAAAGATTCAAGCTTAACCAAGTTGGTCATCTTGTCGATACGATCACTTAACTGTCCATCGTCCATGGAAGTAATACGTTTAACAGCATGAGCGATAGAATTTTCAGTCACTTTAGTCGAAAGAATTTTTGCGATGTTAATTGTGTTACTCATAATAAAATCCTCCATTATTTAGTTATTAACTTCATTTGGCTACCTCATCAGCACCGACCAGCCACGGCCAGTGGACTGGGCCAACTAAAAGCCCAGTTTCGGTTTACTTTTGGTAATGTAGATAAACTAAGAGTTTTTGTTCGACAAGTAATAACGCGATGTGAAGCGTTATATTACTTGACCAGATTTGGAACGCGGTTTCTTTTTTCGTTTCCGTATGGATCGCTCGTAATTGATACTTTTTCATTTTTCTCTCCTTAGAAGATTACTTTTTTAAACAGTTTAATTTGAAGGTTTAAAAACCATTGGAAATGATACCAGCGAGCTAAACGAACATTGGATTCAACATCGATATTGGATTCAACATCGATATTTGAACTATTACTTTTGGTAATTTTCTTTTTCATTATAGCCTCCTAAGCCATATATAAAACAGTTGAAAACAAAGTAAAACACGAAATCGCGATAACAAGTAAAATCTTTTCATTCTTTTCTAACATTTAAAACCTCCGTTATATAGTTGTTTGACTACCTCATCAGTATCCAGCCATCACACTGGATAGACATCTAAAAGATGTTTCGGAAAGTAAAAAGAGGAGCGAACCCGAAGATCCGCTCCCCAAGGCTTTAACCATTTAAAGGAGGAGGATTAAGCAATGCACGTTCCTGCGTAATTACTAAATTTCATTACGGTATATTCCGGTATTGGATTCGCATGAGTACTTAAAACAGACACACGATCTTGCAGCTTTAATGTCTGCAGGGTGGAGCTGATTGATTCCGCCGAATCACCTATAAACAAAAAGATCAAAGATGCGAAATTATCTTTTCTCCCCGACCTCCCAGTTCTAAAACCAGGAGCCCGGACCTTTAGCATTTTAGCCGTCGCCTTATTCTTCACGGTTATAACAAGAATCCGAGGATTGATTCGGAAAGTGGAACGTGACTAACTTTTGATAAGTTAACTCGTAGCCAATAGTCGAAACCATTTAGCTCGTAATTTTCTTATCACAGATTGGGGTATTGTAGAGTAAATTTTCTTTTTAGCGTTGGACACAAAAGTAATCTAAAAACGCATGGCTATTATCAGACGGTATAGGATAATCCATCGCCCTGGAAGCCTTTATAGAAAAAGTTGAACCTGATTCCAAACGTGAAGCTTTTAACTTTCCACGCCCAGTTTCGAGAACAATCACCTTGGCAGCATTGTTATAAACCGATTCCTCTGACAAAAAGTGTTTATCCCAACTGATCCAATTTCGCAATTGAAGTAAACATTGGGATAAATATAAAACGGCCAGGAAGTAAAAAGAAAAGAAAGGGTTTAAAACTTTATGCTATTGAAATTTTTAACCGCTCCTTTGCACAGTAACTATTTTAAGTCCGCATAATTCCGATGTATTTAAACAAGCTTAAAATTAATTAAGCGGGAATCCCACATTAAACCAAATACTGTGTTTAAAAACCATCCCAGAGAAGCTTAAATTTTCAACCGCCTTATGTCAAAGATGATGCCCGCCGACTATGTGAGCCCGGTCATTGTTTTTGTTTTGTTTTTAAACCCCGTTTTCTGAGCCTAAAAACCGGCGGTTTTGCATCTGAACCGCCTATATATATGATAACACATGGGGGTTATATGACAAGCTTTATATGCCCTAAAGGGCATATATATTGGCTAAATTGAACTATATAAATAGCTGCCTGGATGCCCCGACCTCGTAGGTCTGTGTGCCTGTTTGTGGGTCCCCTATTCCTATGGATTAGGTCAGGTTATAGATCCACGGTTCTACTGGGCTTAGTGCGCATTGTGCCAAAAAGCTCCTAAACTGCCCTTTTTGGCCTTTTAAACTATATGCCCATTTGACCTTTTTTGACCTTTTTTGCAGGTGTTTCTGGCCAGCCCTCGTGTGTCAAGGGTTTAGGTTGAGTTTAAACTCCACTTAGATCCACTGAAACCGGGGATCTATAAAATCCTGCCCTGAGAAATATTTTTTTGGCTTTTTTTGTCCAGAACTGCATATTTGGCCAACTGACACAAAGTAACACGCACCAGTGCCCCTATCCATAGGGATCTGCTGGGCTAAAAATACCTGCCCATAAGTGACTGGAGTTTCATCAAATATCGACGTAAATTAGGCTAAAATAGGCTAAAAAGGGGCAAAACAGCCCACACCAGCCGTGAGTCTATGCCACGGTTATAAGTGACTGTTTTAACACAATATATGGATATTTTAGCCTATTTTAGCTTATTTTAAGGCCAAAAACAGCCCACTGGGTCAATGCTGGCCGCGACTATAGGCCACTATAAACAGGTTAAATATATATAGGCTAAAAACGGCCCAGTAGACCCAGCTATATCAAGGCTCCGCTGGGCTAAAATTAACCGTTCCTAAACTATAAATACCGCCTATAAAAGATCACTTGACTAAACAGGTCCGCGAAGATTGGAAGAAAAGAAAACAAGTGTAATAAAGGCTTGTCAGGGTGATAGGTTGTGAAGTAAAATTCTTTTATTTAAACCAAATTCGGATCCAATTAAAAGTGAAGTAAATAATGTGAGAATAATAACCCGTAGAAATAGAGATAATCATCCAAGGCGTAAAATAAGAAGGCGATCCAGAAGTAAAGGAGCGCCGACCAAATTTACTCGAAGACGGAAGAATATCATTTATAATGGTTTAAGAGCGAGGTTGCCATTGGAAAGATGTTGCGATTTAGCAGGGATAAACTATACGACTTTTAGGACTTGGATGAAAAAAGGTCGAGAAAGTGATTCGGGGCTTCATCGCAATTTTCGTTTAAAAGTCAAGTGTATTCAGGCCGATTTGGAAAAAGAAGCATTAAATGTTATCCGAAAAGCACAATCAGGTGGAGAACGAATAAGAGAGACAAAAATTGAGATAGAATCGGGTTGGAAAGGTGACATTAAAAAGGTGACAAAGTCAAGTAGGACCCGTCCAAGTGTTTGGCAAGCTGCGGCTTGGTATCTTGAACGCCGTCATCGTGAGACATATGGCAGGGATCCAATTAATCCTGACGAAGAAAAGTCGGCTGAAGAGTTCGCAAAGGAAATTAAAGAGGCTGCGGACGCAATGTTTCAAACTGTTCCAGCGGAGGCTTAATTGAGACAAGCGTTAGAAAAAGTAGAAGTATTATCGGATCGCTGGTATCCATTAGATTACCATCCAACTCAAGCTGAATTATGGAATTCCACATCCCGCTTTAACGTTGTTCCAGCTGGCCGTCGTTCTGGGAAAACCGAAATATCAGGAAAACGGAAAGTAATTATAAAGGCGTTACAAGGCGATCCGAAATATCCTGATTATAACATCTTCGTAGCAGCTCCCACTTTTAATCAAGCAAAACGAATCTATTGGTCTGATCTGAAAAAACTCTCCCCGAAACATCTTATTAAAAGGGTTCGAGAATCCGGGCTTTCCATCGAATATATTATGGGAAGTACTATCCAAGTTATGGGTATGGACAAGCCCGAAAGAATAGAGGGATCTCCTTGGAATCATGGTGTCCTGGATGAATATGGAAACATGAAGGAGCAGACATGGCCAGAACACGTTCGCCCTGCCCTTGCTGATCGCAATGGGACATGTGACTTCATTGGTGTTCCGGAAGGTAGAAATCATTATTATGACTTGTGGAAACGGACCCTTAGTGATGACACTGGGTTGTGGGCTGGCCATCACTGGATAAGCGCAGATATTTTACCTGCTGACGAAATAGAACAAGCGAAAAGAGATCTGGATGACTTAACTTACCAACAGGAATTCGAAGGATCATTTGTTCTTTTCGCAGGAATGGCTTATTACAACTGGAACGAAAAAAGAAATGCTCAACCGTGGGCTCAGCATTATAATCCGAAAGGAGATCTAATTTTCATGTTGGATTTTAATGTTGAACCAGGAGTTGCGGCTGTTGCACAGGAAATGAGAAGTTATATTCCGGGTCAACTCGCTATTGTCGGAAAAAGTACTACCGCGATTATCGGAGAAGTTTATATTCCACGGAACTCTAATACGATAAGGGTTTGTAATAAGCTCGCAGAAGACTGGGGAGAACACAAGGGAAATGTCTTCTGCTATGGGGATTCCACAGGAGGAGCTGGAGGAAGCGCGAAGATCGCGGGCTCCGATTGGGATTTGGTGAAGAAAGTTCTATTTCCGGTTTTTGGCGAGCGCTTACATTTTAGGGTTCCGGCCGCAAACCCACGCGAGAGAGTCAGAGTCAATTCGGTCAATTCTCGGTTGAAAAACGTTCTGGGCGAATCCTATTTAGTTGTTGATCCCGGAAAGGCTCCGCATGTAGTAAAAGACTTTGAAGGCGTAAGATTAATTGTGGGCGGAACGGGAGATATCGACAAAAAGGCCGATCCTAAGTTAACTCACTTGTCCGACGCGGTTGGTTACTATATCCACAGAGAGTATCCTGTCCGTCGTTATGTGGCTTCCACTGAAAAACGTTTTCTCAAGGCAGCATAAGGAGAAGTGTTATGGCAGTACGGATGAAAAGGAAATCACGAATTACATCAAAACAAAAGTCGGCTCGTAGAAAGAATATGGCGCTTGCCAGGAAGTCAAAAAAGGACAATAAAAAGAAGATTAAGAAATCGTTGACTGGTAGACCTCAAATTACGACAAGCAGATCTGGCAAAAGAACGAAATGGACAAAGGGAGTTCCACGACCCACTGGACCCAGGAAACGAAGAAAATAAATCGCAAAGGAGCTGATTACTATTTCTGATTCTGATCGGGTATGGAAGTTTCAAGGCAGTATAGTTATCTTCGTCATAATCGTTTACTCTATTGTTTTGATCTATAAAGTAGTCAACTGGAAAGCATTGTATATTTGGTTAAAACTTCTAAAATTCTAATGATGATTACGGTCTGTCCAAATTGCGGGTTACAACATAAAGTCAAAACGAAAGTATTTAATATTAACGATTCAACGGTAACGGAACCAAATGTTGAAAACAACTTATCTTCATATAACTTTGCTACACACGATTGGGACTTCTCAAATGGGAGAAATCCAATTTGTGTCAAGTGCAACCAGACCCCACAGGACCTGGGTTTCTGGTCAAATGGAAGTGAGGATATTTTAAATGAGTGGAAACGAAGACCACAAGGATGGCGAAAGCCTTGCCCAAGAAGATAAAGTAGTAAATATCTATGAGGGCAGCGATCCAATACTTCAAGAGGATATTGTGTTCCGTCAGGGAAAAGATGGAGAACAAGTAGTCCATCTTTTTGACGATTTGCAATCTATTGAAACATTGAAGACAATCATTAATAAGATCAAAAACGATGAACTGCATAATTTCATCGTAATTGCTCAACATAAAAATAACGAAGAAGAACGAGAAGCGACAGGACAAGAGAACGGAAATACCTTTTACTTCTATGGCAAAGATACATGTACTACATTGCTCGGCTTGGCTCAGCGGATAACGCAAATTATTGGCAACTTTATGGACACTTAATAATGGCAAAAGGAACATACCCTGAAATTACCGATGGCGGAAAGTTTAATGTAGATATTGATAATGAATATCTTCGTTTTGCTTGTTGCAGTTGTGGTCATGTCCATATATTTGTTATCGACAGGGAAGAAAAAGGAAAGTGTAAAGTAACTCTGGATAGTGATCGAAAAGGAACCGCACAATTAAGGAGACACAATTTCGGGAGTCTACAAAAGAAGAATCCCACAAAATGGGATATAAAGAGGAAGAGATGAACCCGTTCGACGAACACAGAAACATCCAACCTGTTGATGATCATAATAAATCACATGCCATCGCAGAAGTACTACAAATGGTAAACAGCGATATGGTTTATTGTTGTCCTGATTGCGATTATTCATCTTTTTATCTCATTGCGGGGACTCGCAATCTGGAGTCGTTTGCTGGGTTCCAGTGTGCCAATGAAGATTGTCAACTGTTTTTTAAGTTCCCTAAAATTATATCAAGAAAAAAAGTACTTATCTACAAACCCGAATTAACGGACGATAAGAAAGAAGTCAAATTTTATAACACGTATGAAGGAGAAGAAGATGATGATTGATGATGTATACAAACCAAAGTCAGACAAAGAATGGCAAGCAGAAAATGATGCCAACACTCTTGCGAGAGCAAACTTAATTACTTCGGATGCAGAGAGATTAAGTGCCGCGCAAGATGCAGCTGCTCAAATGGCTGAGAAAGAAAAAGAAGAAGCGGCAGCAATGACTAAGGTAGCAAAAGGCCAAAAGACCAGACCGGCCCGAGAAGGAACAGGTCAATCACCTTCAAGAGATTTCAATGTGTTCGAAAAGATTTAAGTCAAAGAGGGAATAGCTCAGTGGTAGAGTGCCGGCTTTCCAGGCTGGATGTCGTAGGTTCAAATCCTGCTTCCCTCTCTAATAAGGAGGATGTTATGGCAAAACGGAAGATGACCGCATCAGAACGGCATTTTATGGGTAAGCCGAAGAAGATCAGTGCGAAACAAAAATCAGCTCGCAGGAAGAATATCAAAATTGCACGGAAGTCAAAGAAGGGAAGAGGAAAAGGGAAGAAGCGGACAAAGAAACAAGAACGTGATAATATGTTTTCCTCCAGAGAGAAAAGAGTATTGTCTTGGATCAAAGCGAATAGGTAATAAGGGAGGTGATCTTATGCCTAAAGGAACAAGGGTCCACAGGTGAGTGCTAAAAAAAACCCGTAGGGGTATGGGTAAAACGTCAGCGATTAAGCTCTGTCAGAAGTCAACTGGTCAGAGTTATGCGACAGGAAGGAAGTCAAGAAAAGGGAGGAAGTCATAATGCCTAAAAAGAAAAAAGCGACCCTGAAACAATGAGTGGCTAAACGTCTTCGACGTGGAGGGTCGAAAAAAGCAGCAACAAAACATTGCAAGCAGTCAAGAAAATAAAAAGGAAGAACAATGCCTGAGCCTAAACAAAAATTAAAGATTGGGGATTTGAAAAAGGTCCATAAGCTATATGCACTGAATAGTGCGGAATGGCGATTCTTGTTAGCAGCCTATGAGGGAGCTAAAGAATTACTTCGACTCGGCTTTCTGGAAAAACACGAACGGGAAAGTCAAGATAATTACGAACGAAGATTAAAAGAAGCATATGGTTTTAGCTATTCCCGTTCCGTCGTGGACCTTTTCAATTTCTATCTTTTTAAGGAACCTGTTAAACGGGAATACGGAAAGCTCAAAGATGATAAACTGTTTGAGCTGTTTCTAAAGGACTGCAATCTTTATAAAGATGCATGGGATGACTTCTTGACGAACGTTGACTTGTATGCTTCCGTTTGTGGTTTCATGGGATTGCTTATCGACAAGGCTTCTGTTGTCTTCGATAATAAACAGCAGCAATTAGAAGCAGAAGTATATCCCTATATCGCTGCATATTATCCAACCGCAATACTGGATTGGGACTTTGATCGAGACGAATATAACAGGCCGTTCCTTGCATACTTAAAGCTTCTTGACGACGACGGCCAGTATAGGCTCTGGTGGCCGGACAAATTTGAAATATGGGAAATACCAGAAGATGATCCTGATGAACAGGATGATCAGGGTGAAGACAAACAAACCGAAGTCGACGATGAGAAAAATGCGACCTTTATAAAGGGAGGGGTTAATCCATTAGGGGAAATACCTTTTATATGGCTGTACAATCTTAAACACAAAAAGCGTCCATTGGGAATCAGCGATATACATGATGTTGCAAGAATTGATGTTTCCATACTGCGGAATTTAAGTCAAGGTGAGGAAGTAATTAATTGGGGAGCTTTCCCAATGCTTCGTATGCCTTTGAGAGAAACGAAGCCCGGAGTTGATGGTGTGGCCGTTCCGACAAAGGAAGCAGAAGTAGGCGAACAAGCAGTATTGGAGTTTGACCCGGAACACCCGGAATCGAAGCCCGACTGGCTTGACTCTGCGGTAGCTGAACCGATTAATTCACTTCTTGCCTGGATTGCGAAGAAAGTCGGTGAGATATATCGTGCGGTTAATGCTGGTGGACAATCATCGATGGAAACGTCTACAGCGGTAAAATCGGGTGCAACGTTAAAAGCAGAATTCCAATTACTCAATGCTTCACTTGTAAAGAAAGCAATCAATCTGGAACAGGCAGAAACAGAGACTTTGCGATTATGGTGTAAGTGGGAAGAACGAGAGGAGGATGTAAAGGAGACAAGTGTTGAAAGAGCAAGAAGTTATGATGTTGACGATTTGACTTCTGCACTGGAAAACGTATTGACTTCATTAGTGATCGTAACATCGAAGAAGTTTAATGAAGCAATGCAAAAACAGGTTGTCCGTGATATGATGCCTGCTGCTGATAATGATGAGTTAAAAGAAATTGATGATGAAATCGAAGAATCTGTAGAAACACCAGTTCAGGGAGCGACGGAACCAACCGAAGAGGATCTGGAAGAAGAAGATGAACGATTTCAATTTAACGAAGAAGAAGAGGAGGAGGAAGAGGAATAATGTTTAATAAACTTGATCTATATATGAGACATCGGCCTGATATGAAATCTGGGGATCTTGTTGAATTTGGTTCTTCTTCAATGATCGGGAAAGCTATTAAATGGTTCACTAAAAAAGATGTCAATCATTCTGCTTTCCTATTTCGCATTGACTCTTTCGTTGGCCTTAAGGACAGAGTATTTGTAATCGAAGCATTAAATGAAGGACTTGAGATAAATGCCCTGTCCTCAAGGATCAAGGAATATGCCGGAATGGTTTATTGGTATCCTTTGAAAAAGAAGTATGAAGCATTCCGTGACCCAATGTCTTCGTTCGCTTTCATGATGGAAGCAAAGACAGTTGAGAAGCGATATGACTATGTCTCGTTATTCGCAAATATGTTCGGTAAAGTTTCGATAGACGCAAAAAGGTTTTTCTGTTCTGAGTTTTATCATGCATCAATGATTTATGCCGGAATGACTATTGCAAAGAAAGCGCTGAGACCGGGAGAGTTTGAAGAATTGGGCTTCCACGATAGCAGATTTACGATTGGAGAGGATATATCATGATAAAAACAAAAAAGAAGAGAAGTCATATTGCACAAATGCTTAATCCGAAAACCGGACGTTATGTGAAAGTCAATAAGGATAAGGGGACTATCCTTCGCTATAAGCAAACTCCGGGACCTTATAAAGGAGTGCCAATAGCGCGTAAACAGAAGAGGAAGAATGCAGTATAGGTTAAAGCGGGATCTGGTGATCCCGTCTGGAACAGTATTTAAAAAGTCCCCGAACAGGTTGATGCTTGGAGCTGGCTGTCACGAATGCCAATTATTTACTCCTGACAAAATGTGCATTACTACTTTAGTTTGCAAATTACAAAATAGCGAAATATTCGAAGAGGAATTCGAAGAAGAGGATATCGAAGAAATCTAATGGCTGTTAGCCCTACACAACTTGTTTCAATGGTTCGCCGAGAACAGGGAAAAATTAACTCTGTAGAAGCGGAACATATCAAACGGTTATCCAGCACTATAAACGAATTGGAGAAAAATATACGCAGTTATATGGGACAGCTGCAAACGACCGCTGGCGGCAGGCTGACAGGCGTCAAAGTCAATTTAAAACAGGCTCAAGCGATACACAAGAAAATGTTAGTGGAGTTTCAAACAACGTACGGCGTTGCAGTAAGAGATATGGTCGATGATTACGACGAACTCTCCGACTTTATTGAAGGGAGTTTTAAATCGCTTGATAAGTCAATTAGTTTTTCAGGATACGATCAAACAATGATGGACCTTTTAAAACAACAGAGTTACGATGACTATATGCAATATGGCACCGCAGCTCAAAACCGAATTGCTACCGGTATGTATAATGCCGTTATAGCAGGGCATTCCAGAGCCCAACTTGAACAACTGATTCGGGGAGTTTTAACAGGCCATAAAGATGTCCGTGGCCGGCCAATGGAAACTTATGCTAAGCAGCATACGAAAGATGCTGTCATGAATTTCTATAATGAAGTCCATCAGAAGAAAGCCGAAGATGTTGGTTTGAAGCATTTTATGTACTTCGGTGACATTATAAATACTTCACGGGATTTCTGTCGTATCCGTGTTGGGAAGTACTATACGAAGAAGACAATTAACTCTTGGAAACATGCATGGACAGGGAAGCGAGGGAACGCATGGGATTATAGAGGTGGTTGGAATTGTCGGCATCATTGGAGAGGCATCGATCCTGATTGGTTAGAAGAAGATGAATTCGGGCCAATCGAAGAAGATGAAATGGCTGCCTATATGGAAGAAGATAATTTTTCGGAAATAAAGGCAACCATTTCAGAGAAGGAAGGTTTAAAAAGACAACATGCCGCATCACTTGCAAAGAGTAAAACGCTCCGTGCACAGAGAGAAAAACTAAAAGGGTTACAGGTAACTCCTGCGCGGACTCAGAAGATAAAGGATCTGCGACAGGAGTTAATTGCGGAGAAGGGAATCCGTGATAATATAAAGGGTGGAGTTGTCAAGGCAAAGACCGATCTTGCGAAACAAGGGAGGAAAATTAAAAGAGACGTAGCGGAAGGAGTAACACCAAAGGCTCTGACGAAGGCTGAATTAGAACCGGTAACTGTGAAAGCGAGTGCCAGTGCAAAGGACTTAGGTATTAGCAGCATTCAAGATAGAAGTATGAGCCGAAAGAAATTCAAGGATTTTGATAAACAGGTTGTAACTCCTTTCAAAGAGCAAATGAGTCATATTGCAAACATGGGTGATGGGAGTATCGGAAAGCAATTAAAAGATATGCCGTTTAACGTTGAAGTATTTAACGAATCCGAAATTCCTCGTGCCCTTGCTAAGAAGACAATGGAAGCTTCTTATAATTCCGGGAAAAAGAGAATCCGGTATGCTATTAAGGGTGACAGTTTACTTTGGAAGAAAGGAGCACCGAGATCTGGTTACTGGAGAGTATCCGAACATGGCATTAGCACTTATAGTCATGAGGTTGGCCATCATGTGCAAGATGTAGTTATGGATAAACGTCTTGTTTCCAGATGGAATCAGACATTTCATAGTCAGCCGGAAAGTTGGTGGAAGACAAATCTCTCTCAGTACGGTAGTCTTAATGCAGAGGAAGCATTCGCTGAATCGTTTGCTGCTTTTACTAATACGAAATACAAGAGGGGCATGCTTCCAAAAGACGTGGAAGGATTCTTCGATGACTTGTTCGGTGTCAAGCAAGCGAAGAAGTTGGCTAAAACGGTTGTTAAAGAAGCGGTAGAAGCAACTGCGGAAGTCAAAAAAGCTTGGTCTCAAACTCTTTATCACGGAGCGAATGAAGCAGGATATGCTAATATTCCAAAGGAAGGTTTTAAGTTTAGTTCACAGTCAATATTTGGGAAAGGCGTTTATTTTACTGATAAAAAAACAGATGCAGCTCAGTGGGCATTTTCAGATAAAGCTATATTTAAAGTCAAAGCCAACGTGAAAAATGTTATGACTGTTGACTTCACTGATTTGAGTCCGTCTGGATTAGAGACGATTAAGGAGTGGAGTGATATCCAAGCTTTGGGTGGAGAAAAGGCGCGACAAGCTTTTTTAAAAGCTGGATATGATGGTTATTCAATAAAATTAGCGTCTGGCGAAACTCATTTTATTGTGCTTGATCCAAAGTTAATAGAATTAAAAAAGGTATAAACAATGATTACACCACCTAATTGTTATAAGCGGAATTGCAAACACTTCCTCGGTGTTCATAATGATTCTGATCCGTTTGATGAATCTGCGGAAGTAGTTAATTGTCTCGCTTTCCCAGAAGGCATTCCTGATGAGATTGCTTATGGTGTTGATAAACATTTAAAGAAAGTCAAAGGACAAGTAGGAAAATTTGTATTTGAAGAAAGGGAATAAATGTATAAACCAAAATATTTTATAATAGAGGAATTAGTTTCGAAAGACGAGTATTCCCAATATCACTCGCAGTACGGTGATAGACTTTTTCTTCTGTTTGACTATAGGATTTTAATTACTGCCGATATGTTGCGCGAACTTTTCGGACCAATTGTATGCAACACTTGGCATTACGGCGGATCCAATCACTACAGGGGATTCCGACCATGGCACGTTTGGGTTGGCGCAGTAATGAGTCAACACAAATTTGGTCGGGCTCTGGACTTAGTTCCGGTAAAATTGTCAGCCGAAGAAGTTCGTCAAGACATAATCGCTCACCCTACAAGGGAAGCATATCAACACATCAAGGCGATTGAAGACGGAGTCGGTTGGTTGCACATTGATTGCAGGAACGAAAAAGAAGGACGCCCTCTACTTCGGTTTGGGGGAGGTCCAGTTACATCTGGCAAGGGAGATTCGGATGAATCGAATCGGTAGTATTAGTCAATTGCAAAAGTCAATAGCTAATATCTCACTTAAACTTTTAAACGTCCCCGGACGGGGCAAGGAGGCTTAACATGCCATGGATATTGAAAGTCGATGAGGAATCGAAAGCACCAGTATTGGAAGACGGGAAACCAGTTTATATCGACCCGGATGGGAAAGAGTTGGCTCTCGATCCCCCTGCTATGTACCAGAAGATCATTGATCTGGGTGCAGAGAGTAAGGGGCATCGGATCAAGAAGGAAGAGCTGAGTACGCAACTTGAATTATTTACGGAAGTGGAAGATCTGCCGAAGTGGAAGAAAGATGCAGATGCGGCGCTGGAACAGGTTGCGAATTTCAAAGATAAAGACTGGCTGAAGGCTGACAAGGTTGAGAAACTGAAATCGGACATGAAGACTGCGCATGAAGAAAACATCGCTGGTATCCAGAAGTCCTTTTCTCTAAAGGAAGCGGACTTCACCGAGAAGATCGGTAAAAAGGATATCCAGATTCGCAAGCTCATGATCGATAATAAGTTTGCTACCCATCCTTTGTTCAGCGGGAAAAACCCAAAGTCGAATGTTTTACCGGCAATGGCGGTTGACCATTTTGGGAAGCAGTTCAAAATCGAAGAGGCTGAAAAGACTGGGGAATTGACTCTGACGGGATATCACACAAATGGTGATATTGTTTACTCGAAAGAGCAACCCGGAGAAGTGGCGGATTTCAATGAAGCAATGCTTCTCATCTTCGATAAGCATCCCAATAGAGAATCAATGCTGCCAAGTGGGCCTCCCGGTTCTGGTGGTGGTGGTGGAGATGGTGATGATGATACAACTAATCTCACCGAAATCGGCAAACTCGAAAAAGAATATGCTGCCGCTCGAGAAGCGAAAGATGCGAGAAAGTCGATTGCTTTGAAAAACCAAATATTCGAATTAAAAAAGAAGCAAAAAGGTTAGAGCGCGGCATAGCAAACCATTGAAAAGGAGTTAATTTAAAATGGCAAACGTAAATGCAGCCGCAACAACTTGGAATTGTCCTAACTATACTGGGGAACTCTACCTGATCGGCGCGAACCAAACGCCGTTCCTGAATATGATTGGAGGTCTTCAGGCTGGTGCAATCAGAACGGTATCCGATTTTCAGTTTCCGTTGGCTCAACCGTGGTCTCTTGAAGCACCGAGCCAGCCGGCTATTACGGAAACCGCATCCTTGACTGCTCCCACTCCGTGGACTTATGTGAGAGATCAGGATGTCAATACCGTTCAAATCTTCCAACGCCAGGTAAGTGTATCCTACGCGAAGCAATCCGTTGTGGGCCAGGTCACGGCCGATGCCACGACCAAACTGATCGACGTTACCGGTGTGCAGCCCGTGCAGAACGAACGGGATTTCCAGATTTCCGCGCACATGCGTCAGATCGCAGTCAACGCGGATTACACGTTCCTTAATGGTTCGTATGCGCAGGCGACGTCAGCTGCTGTGGCAGCTAAAACCAGAGGAGTCATTACGGCCTGTGCAACCAATAGCGTGAATGCTGCCGCTGCTGCGCTGACCAAAGGCCTCATTGATCAACTGCTGAGAACCATGGCAGGTAACGGAGCGGAGTTCATCAATCCGGTTATCTTCGTGAACGCCTTCCAGAAGCAGAAGATCAGCGACATTTATGGTTATGCGCCGCAGGACAGGAACGTTGGTGGTTACAACATCAATCAGATCGAGACCGACTTTGCAATCCTCGGTATTGTGTGGGCGCCCAATGTTCCGGCTGCCACCCTGCTGATCGCCGACCTGTCGGTTTGCTCTCCTGTATTTCTGCCTGTACCGGAAAAGGGAGTTCTGTTTTACGAAGAACTGTCGAAAACCGGTGCGTCTGAAAAGGGTCAGATTTATGGGCAGCTTGGTGTTGACTATGGTCCCGAGGAGTATCACGGAACCATTACAAGCCTGGCCACTTCGTAATCAATCCTTGACTCAGAAGTAGTTTTATTTTTTTGTTTGACTTTACTTCAATTAACTGTTAAATGAGGAGGTTACGAAATGTCTTATGAAACTGTAAGAAATTGGATGAAAACGAACCCTGCGGTTCCGCCCCAAATGCGTAAGTGGGCAGAAGGGATCGACGGTTCTGTTACGTGGATCACAACGACCACGACCACCAGTACTTCTACGACGACCACTACGAGTTCTTAATTTTTCCGGTGGTTAGGACACAACGTCGAAAAGGAGTAGAAAAATGACAAGAAGATTTTTCAGGGCAACACTGCCCACCATCGTATGGAATCCAAAAGAGGATAGAGCTTTGGCGGAATTTGTCAACGGTCAATTTACTACCGAAGACGAGGAAGTCGCTGAAACCCTTCTTTCTCTCGGCTATCCAGAAATTGGTTTGGATGATGAAGCGCCACCCATGATTATCCCCGCACCTGTTAAAGAAATCGGCGATGTGCCGATTATGCCGGGACAAATGACCGAACAATCGGCGGCGAAGAAGATCCAAAGGGATGGCATCATGGCCAAGGAGAAAAAACCGGAGGCAACGGACGCTGACACGTCTGAATCAACATCGTCCTCCGGTGGGACCAGTGAGAAGTCAACTGCTTCCAAGCCGAAAAAGAAATCGGCGAAGAAGAAGAAGGCTCCCGCAAAAAAGAAGTCAAAGCGATCCATTAAAAGGAGAACGTAACCAATGGCTGTCACATTTTATTCTATAGATGATGACATAGTCAAGATCCGGCCAAATATCTTGGGTTTGGGTGTGTCTGATTGGGAAGAGAAACATCAAAAGGCGTTTGCCATTATTAACCGTACCCTTATAGCTCGATGGTACATGACGGTTGCGGATGATAATGATATTGACTGGCGAACGACTGAATTCGATCCCGGTAAAATTGATGTTACACAAGTCAATGACTTGTCGTGTTACAAGACTCTTGAGCTTTGTTACATGCATCTCATGAAAGACGCACCTGAGCCGGATGGTTTTGAACGGCAATCCGATATGTTCCGTAAACGTTATAACGAAGAGTTGCGCGAAATCTTGGCACTTGGATTAAATTATGATTGGGACGAGGATGATGAAATCTCGGCCGAAGAAAAATACCAGCCAAGCCAACGTAGATTAGTGCGAGTTTAGTTATGCCGGAATCATTGGAGATAAAAAATCTTGACCGCCTTATGGGGCGAATCAGTCATGCCGAGCGAAATTGGCTTACTCGGGAACTGATGGCCAAGATCGGTTTGTACATTACTACCCGCATTGCTGCGCGGACTCGTGTCGGTAAAGATGTTGAGGGGAATATGTTTAAACCGTACTCTGCGAGTTATAAGTTATTCCGAAAGAAAACTGGCCGTACGACGGATATTGTCAACTTAACTTTAACAGGCGAGATGATGGCGTCAATGACTTCAGAAGTATTAAGTGATCATGAAGTCAGGGCATTCTTTATGTCCGGTTCAGGTGGTAAAACGGACAATCCATCAAAAGCCTTTTTTATCCACACTGCGCAGAATAGGAAATTCTTCGCTCTGAGTGAAGTAGAACAAACTCGGATTTTACAAATGGTTACTGACCATTTTAACGACATTTTATTTGAGGCAACGTAATGGCAACAGACAGTGTACGTGAACAGATTCTTGTTTGGGACGAAGCACTTCTTAATAGCATGGGCGTAATTCAGTCAGTCGCCCGGAAGATGCCAGACATGGCAACGCTTAAGAACTTTGCCATTACACAGTTTCCTATTGTAGCAATCGTTGGACGCCTCCCTGTCCCGGTGGAGCATGTCAAAGGCCGCAAACCGGGAGGCGTGGACCTAATAAAGTTCCGGATGAAAGTTGACTTGTTTGTATATATTCAGGATGCAAAGACTCCGGACACAACGATTTCTAATCTTGCCGATGATATCTGGGCGAAGCTTTATTCTGATCAGACGAAAGGCGGACTTGTAACTGAAGTCAAGGTCGGCCTTGTGGAAGGCACGGAATACTGGGATCCCTTTGCGGCTTTCCAGATAACTGATAACTCGATTTACTACCGAAACACAGGAGGTATTTAAAATGCCAACACCTGCAAATGTCTCAAATCTTGCGATCGGTAAAGGCATCCTCTACATTGGAGAATGGAGCGGAATGACTCCGCCGACCGATCCTGCTGGTTATAGCGATATGGGTAATGTCACGTCTATCGAGGTAGAACCGATGATTGAAAGGCTGCCGCATTACTCTTCGCGTACCGGCTTTAGAACGAAAGACAAAAACCCGATTATCCAAACCGAATATGCTATTCGCTGGGATTGCGATGAGATAGCTGCCGTGAATTTAAAGCTGTTTCTTCTGGGCACCAAAGTTGCCAATGTCATTTCTGCTCTGCAAGCAACGGACAAAGAGTATGCCCTCAAGTTTATTTCCGATAATCCCATCGGGCCCAATCAGACGTGGCGTTGTTGGAAGATGACTGTAACTCCCAATGGCCCATTGCAGCTGATCGGCGAAGAGTATATGGCAATGAGTTTCGCTGGTGAAGGACTTGCCGATATTGCTAATCACGCAAGCAGTCCTTACATGACCATAACGTACGTAACCACAACCACCACAACTACCACAACGACCACTTCTTAATAGTCGGTGGCAAGTTGCAAGCGAGGTAAAAAATGCGAAAGACGAAATCTTTTAAAATCAAAGGTTATGATAAACAGTACGAAGTCAAAGAAATGACCGTGCGTGAAATCATTGACCTAATTCAGGACAAAGCACTCGACGGTGATCTTACTCTGGATGGGTTTAAGGAGTACTTCTCTGACCAGCTCCCGAAGTTCACCAATATAAAAGACCTCGATGAGATCATTGATATGGCTCCCAGTGAATTGACAGAAATCTGGGAAAACTTCTCGGAAGCGAATTCAGTTTTTTTCGCAGTGGCCCGCAAGGCGGGACTGGAACAAATCTTAGGGAAGTTGAAAGCGGCGATTATCGCGGACTTTTTAAGTTGGCTTGTGCCCTTATCGAAGTCGGGCACCAAGAGTGCTTAGATTATGGATATTCGTTCTTTATAGATGCATGGAACGAGCACCAATATTTAAAGTTCGATAATGAGAAGTCAATTGCAATAGCCTTTCGAACTGCTCGTTTCGCTAATGACAAAGAATGGCGAAAGTATCTAAGAAAAAAAGGATAAGTCAATGCCAGAAAGCGAAACTTTAGAAATACTTGTAAAACTTCGCGATCAAGCTAAAAAGCCTCTTAGCGCATTCAATGCCGAGTTGGCGGAAACTGAAGAACTCGCTGATCGAGCGGGAGACCAGTTAGACCAGACACGAAAAGGTTTGGACAGAACTGGGAAACAGTTGACGAAAACTTCTAAAAGAATGAAGAACTTCAATGCCGGTTTAAAACAATTGAAAGCTGGGCTCACCGGTATTCGTGGAGGTTTAAACTATGCTGTAAGAGGATTGTTCTCTTTAAAGGCTGCATTGGCTGGCGCTGGTGTGGGTCTGCTCGCAAGAAGCTTTATTCAAGCTGCAAGTACTGCTGAGCAATACCGCACAAGATTGACTGTTTTACTCGGTTCGGTAAAAGAAGGTAACCGTTTATTTGCGGAAATGACGGAATTTGCTTCAGGCGTAGCCTTTGAATACGAAGAAATCATGGGCGCTGCAACCGCGTTATCTGGTGTTATGAAGGGTGGCGTTGATGAAGTAAAAGAATGGATGCCTTTAATATCCGACCTTGCTGCTGCTTCAGGTTTGGGAATACAGGAATCAACTACACAAGTTATCCGAATGTATTCCTCTGGAGCTGCGGCAGCCGATATGTTTAGGGAAAGAGGCATATTGGCTATGCTCGGTTTTCAAGCTGGTGTTTCTGTTTCTGCAGAAGAAACCAGAAAAAGATTAATGGAAGCATTTGAAGATCCAGCTTCACGATTCCGTGGAGCAGCCGAATTGTTGTCCAGAACCTGGGGTGGTATGATGTCCATGATGTCAGATGCCTGGTTCCAATTCCGAAATACTGTTATGGAAGCTGGTGTGTTTGACTATATCAAAGCTGCCATCCAAATGATGCTTGACTTCTTTAAAAGGTTAAAGACCGAAGGCAATATGGAAAAATGGGCAAAGAGTCTTTCTGATAATGTTATCGGTGCATTTGAAGTCATTATCAAAGGAGCTGCCCTTGTTGGTGATGTATTCCGCGGATGGAAAATGATTTGGCTTAGCTTGAAAGTTGCCTTCGCTGCATTCGCACAATATCTCAATACTGGCCTTGCCTTCATTGCAGATATAATTGATTCTATCCGTGCGAAGATAAATGAACTTGGAGCGGACGCAGCAAAGATCGGGAAGATATTAAAATTTACTCCCGGTATGCAGGGCCTCGGTCTGTTGCTTGAACAATTGGAATCCAATAATGTTGAAATCGGAAAGATGGGTGACCAGTTAAGAGACAACGCAAAATTCTGGGAAGACATTGGCGATGAGTCCGGTGAAGCATTACTTGCAGTGGCCGGTCAGGAATCTTATTATAGTAAAGTGGATGGTTTGCTATCGAAGATTCGGTTAAAGGCCGAAGACTATCGCAAAGAAGTAGAGAAGGCAGGGACTGCACGACCAGCAACTGCTCTTGTTCCGGAAGCAAGTCTAAAAGCTTTAAGTGCATCTGCGGTGGCTCGCTTAAAAGCTACGACCGCCCTCGCTTTAGCGGAGTTGAATGCCTTTTATAAACAAGGTGAGGTTGGGCTGGCAGAATACTTCAATAAAAGGGAATCACTTCTCACGGATCAATACGAAAAGGAACTTGCTTTACTTCGGAAAAGAGAGTCATTAGTCTCTGCGGAAAAGCCTGAAGAGAAGTTAAAGATCCAAGATCAAATCTTCGCTCTTGAGAAGAAGTATAATATAGATCGTATTAAGTTACAAGACGATCGGGTCAGTGCGGAGAAAAAGGCGGCATCCGATATACTCGCGATTGATAGGGCATTAGCGGATATGCGGAAAAATATACTTATGGGGCCGGCTGCTTCGATGCAGGCAATGTTTGATCTGGAAGCAGAAGAGCTCGATCGCAGGCAACAAGAAGAGATTCAAAAACTTACTGACTTAAAAGCGCAAGAAGCAGATATCGAGGAAGCGTACAGATTGCAACAACTCGAGAGGGATAAGGTTCTGGCCAATCAGCGCTTGCGTGTGCAAGAAGCAACAATGGAAGGAATCAAAACAACTCTCGGTTTTATGGAGAGTGCGTTTGCTGATGCCTACGAAGCTTCTGGAGAATCCATCAAGGAATTCTTTCTACTTCAAAAAGCTGCAGCAATCGCAACGACTATTATATCTACCTACGAAGCTGCACAAAAAGCATATTCTTCAATGGTTGGAATTCCCTATGTTGGCCCTGCCCTTGGTATTGCTGCCGCCGCTGCCGCTGTCGCTGGAGGCATGGCGAGAGTCGGAGTTATTCTGGCTCAGAAAATGGCAAAAGGTGGTATGGTTGAAGGGCATAGTCCAACTGCCACTTCTGATAATATTCCAATCAGCGCAACCGCCGGAGAGTTTATGCAGCCTGTTAGTGCGGTGAAGTATTATAGTAAAAGAGGAATGGAAGCGATTAAAAGTAAAATAATTCCTCGTGAAGTCATTGCTGCCTATGCTTCTAACATCCGTCCGCCTGCCCCGAATTATTCTCGTGGATTCCAAGCTGGCGGTCCAATTGGAAGCGCAGGTGGTGGCGATCAGGAAGCCGGAAAGACTCCGGGTGAAGCAATCAATGTTATCAATGTCCTTGATCCAAACTTGATGGATCAATACGTATCAACGGCTCACGGACAGAAGAATATCGTAAACGTAATCAGTCAAAATGCTTTTGCAGTAAAACAAATAATCGAAGCGGAGTAAAATCATGCCATACCAAACAGGCGTAGTAACACAATTTTTAGGAGCAAACGGATTACTTCAGAAACTTTTAGATTTTATATCAGGAACGGAAGTAACTGGAGAAACTTTATCTAGCAGCGGAGTCTCATGGTCTGGGAGTTTAGCGAGCTCTCCTGTTGGACTTGGAAGGCTTGTTATTACCTATGAATTTTCTTCAGTTGAATATGAGGCTACAGATGATGGTTCCGGAAATATCACTGGAACAAATATTTCTGCCGGTACTATCAACTATACCAATGGAGCTTACAGCATTACTTTTACTGGCACACCGGACGCAGCGCCAACTGCCGATTATATCCACGGAGTTCCCGGACAGGATTGGCGTGTAGAATTAAACCGAACCACCAGAGATGATGGTGGTGATGGATATACGGAACCATGTCCGGGAGCAAAGGAAGTAGTGCTTTCAAATACAGGTCTATCAGGAGCGGAAGCAGTTATTGTTGGAATCAGGGAATGCTTCTATGTGACGGAAGACTTTTATAACTGGGACTTAAACGGTTATCTGAATTTTAACGCAGCGGGTGAATGGGATCAAAACGCAATCACTCATGGGATGCCTACGTATAGTTCTACATTCGAAAGTTTTTATCGCCATCCCGGGATGGCACTTCGTAATGATACAATGAACTATTGGTTCTATTCGAATCAGCAGCGTTTTATAGTTATAGTAAAGGTTGCATCTAACTATGAATCATGTTATCTCGGCTTTGGCAGGCGATTTGGTAATCCCGGCGATTATCCTTATCCATTGTTTATCGGTGGTTGTATTAGTGGAAACAGAATATCATCTGATACTACATTGTTTCATCAATTTTTTATTCAAATAAATCGTGCAGATAATAACTGCCAAGTTTGGACTGTGACTCCGGGAACGGATTATATGACTTGGATAGGACAATCAAGCGCAAACGCGGGTCAAAGAATACTGCCTTACGGTACATGGGGAGATCTGGGTGCGCTTAACCCAACAAAGAATGGCGAACGAATAATGACTCCCGTTTATATATGCCCATATAGTTCGTTACTCGGTTCGCTATATTATGATCTGGATGAAGTATATCATATTGCGGGCATTGGCTTACAAAGTGAAGACTTGGTTAATTATGCTGGCAGTAGGTATCGGGTATTTCAAAATATATTCCGAACAACTTATTTTGACTATATGGCAGTAAAGGAAGGTGCCGCAGTTTCAACAACGACAACCACGACAACCACGACAACTACGACTTCAACTTAAGGAAAAGATTATGACTCTTTTAAATTATGCGTATTATGCAAATCCAACAAGTCATCACGATGTATTGACTAAGTTGAGGACTTTCGCTTTAGCACAAGGATGGACATCGGATTATTATCATAGTGAAAGTGTCGAATGGGCCGCAACCGGTGGTTCTCCAGCTTATGACTTCATTGGTGGGGCCGAGTCTGCGTTGGGTCTTTGGTCTAATGGTCATGGTTTACAAGATTTAATTGTACGTTTTCGATGTACACAAAGTGGTGTGGATCCACAAAACGAAACGATGTATTGTGCTGGCATTCAGCCGGGAACGAGTCGAGTTCCCGATGGAGGTCAGTCTGCACAGCCGCATGCCCAAACAGGTTATTATACTCATTCAAGATATGCTACTCATTCAATGTCTCCCGGAACGATGCATGGAGTTTGGTTCTTTGGCAATGCACACTTTATCTATATGGTTCTTGCTCCCGATTCTTCGTTTTGCACATTTCTTTTATTTGGAACCCCAAGCCTTTTTAAACCAACGGATAAGGGAGTTTATCTCGTTACGGGCGGCACTTACTTTGATTACTATGTCTATTGGTACGATGCATGGGGAGCTCAATCCAAGTACGCGCTTGCTCATGAAAGAACTGCAAACACAAGTTACTATAATAGTTGGGATGCGAATTATGATCGAAGGTTACCTACATGGCGTAATAGTACTTATGTTAATGCCACAACTGTAATTTATAATACTTTATATTATGCCATTCAATTAAATTCATGGACTGGCAAACGAACCATGATTCAACCAATGGTTTATATGATGCGATATCCTGATTCTGTTTACTATCCTCTTGGAACTTGGCCAGTTTTCTTAATCCCCTTTACTGGCCTTGGAATGGGAGACATATTGACTTATGGAGCAGAACAATATATGGTTTTTCCAGATTCTTTTAATGTGAGACAAAACGGCATCGCATTTAGGATTGTATAATGGGAGTCTCAAACGCATTACTCACACAATTTGATCCGCAATTGTATGCAACCGATGCTTACAATAAAACCAAAACTGGAAGTAGAGTTTTAATAACGGATCCTTCAACTGCTTATAAGCAAACTGACTTTGGTCTGGGGATACGTGTAGGGCAGGGGTATGCGGATATTGCCAGGGTTCATAGTGCAATACTTCCTTTTTCTTTTGGCGATGATGTTATGTTTTGGAGAGTCTGGTTTGAACCTGTTCTTATAGATGCTGGTTTTATTGTTGAAGATAAAGAATATTATGTGAAAGTTTGGAATGCGCATCTCGATGTGACAGCTTCTATTACAGCAGTATCGTCAGTCAGTCCAGTGGGAACAACTATAACTCATGATCCGCTTCCTATAACGATTGGAAAGTTTGGAGATGAATGGATAACTATAAAGGTTCTTGAAGAAGGGCCTCCGGTACAAAATACTGTTTACGAATTCACAATCAATGCTGTTGACTATGAAACGGAAATAGATGGGATACGTGTTTCGCCATTTATGTGGGAACCAAATTGGAATAAAAAAGTCAATGTCGAAATGCACTTTGATACGGCATTGGATAGAAATAAATACTTTGTCGAACAGCGTAGGCCATTGAGACACAAGCCATATTATAAGTTTTCTTTTAGTGTTAATCCAAGTGGTGTAGATGCACAGAAGTTAAAACAGTTATTAGCTTATGCCCATGATAAGGTTTTGGGCCTTCCTTTGTTTAATGAGCAAGCACATCCAAGTCAAAGTTTTAATGGTTCGGCCACTATAGTATGTTCGAATGATTTAAGTAAATTTTGGAATCTTAATAACCAAGCGACCTTTGTTGTAGTTGTAGATCATCAAGCATTGCAAGCGGAAATAAAAGAAATTGAATCCGTTGCTGCTGGCCAAATCGTTTGTACACTCCCAGTTTCGGATACTTTTACTTGGCAGTCAAGTGTCGTCTATCCGGTGGTTATGGTCATTGGAGAAAGCTTTGACTTCCGTCCGGAAAGTGATGATGTAATTAACAGCAACCTAAGTTTCTCAGAATATGAAAGGTCAAGTGCTACATAATGGCTGATAGTTTAGAAGACTTAGGAGGTTATAGTATTTTTCCAGTTGAACCCAATTGGCTTCATAAACCCAGTATGAATCTTGAGCTTGCAAGAATACTGATGAAGTATACTGGTACTGCCGCGAAGTTATCTTCCTTTACGGATCATGTGCCAGAAGCATGGAAGTTGGGTTTTACTCCAAGTAAAGAAGATGAACATGACTTAATCGTTTTTTTCATTGCAAGGTATGGAAAGCATGGTGGTTTCTGGATAAAGATTCCAGCGCGGGAGTTTACACTTTACTCTAATTCCCTTAGTGGTTCAACGGAAATAAGGGTTGAAAATAATGGTGCTGAGCAACAGTATCAGGGATACGAAAGAATTTGGATAGACATGCACAGCAATGATATTTTAACCCGCAAGGTATTGACTACCACCAAGGAAGATGATTATCTTTCGTTGGGACTTAGTGTCTCTTTGGATAGGGACGTTACACCATCCACTCATTTTAAAATTTGTCGATTGCTCTTTTGTAGATTTGATGAAGATATGTTGAAGATGAGTTTTGGTCAGAACCAGTACCCCGACATAACACTTGCGGTACGCGAATTAGTTAGGGAATATCCAGCATGACTTTAGCAACTGAATATCCTAAAGCAGAAATGGAGGCCATGCCGGAGATGTATGACTTCGAGTATGGAGGCACTCACGAAAGATTTACTTCTTGGTCACAGGATCTAACTTTCCTTGGATATACTTTCCATAATGCACCAATTAAAAGAAGTGGTTTTTCTTTTGATAAAGAATTTACGAATGTTCGAGTAAACATAAACGCACCAGTAACCACTGGTTTCGAGCGATGGATTTCAAATGCTCCGTTGGAACCAACAGTGGTAACCATTTATCGCGGATTAAAATCTGATCTAACTGAATACACAATACTTTTTTCTGGGTGGATATTAAATGTTGGCTTTAAAGATCAGGTTGCATCTGCTACATGTGAGAGTAATTCGGGGATTTTAAATCACGTTGCCCCGCGAATCGTTTATCAGAGTTTCTGTAACCATGAGTTATTTGATTCATATTGCAAACTTGATGATTCTTTATATGAAGTCCCAGCAGTAGTAACAGTAAGCGGAGCGGTTTTATCAAGTGCTACGTTTGATAGTTTCGATGATGATTACTTCAAAATGGGAAGATGCAGATTTGGTCAAGATGAAAGATTAATAACAGATCATACGGGAGCGGACATAGCTCTTCATATGCCATTTGATGCATCGCTCGTAAACGGCTCAAGTGTTATAGGTCTTCCGGGATGTGATGGAAGTCCTGACGTTTGTAAAGCATTTGATAATTTCGATGATAACTTTTTAGGCTTCGCTTATATACCGAGTAAGAATCCAGTAATTTGGGGTGTGTAATGATTCCGGTTTTTGAAAATGAAAAACTGTGGGAGCATATGGAAAGTATTCTTGCTTCGTGGCATAATACTCCTTACAAGCATATGGGGATGACGAAGCAAAGAGGTGCTGATTGCACAATGTTTTTGGCTTGCTGTTATAACGAAGCTGGAGTAATGGCAAATCTCTATCCGCCAGAATACTACCCGAGAGATTGGAACATTCATACCGGAGAAGAACTGGTGCGAAACAGTTTAATATACCATCTGCAAACAGGCTTGGCTAAAGGCTTTACTGCAGATATTTTTGAAAAGAAAGAAATTGAAAGAGAAGACTTTATTCGCGGCGATCTGCTTGGGTTCAAAACGCCAAGAAGTAAATGCACTAATCATACAGCCATGTGGTTGGGCAGAGATGATTGGATGGTGAATTGTATTCAAGGTGGGGGAGTTTGCGAATTAGAATGGACACGTGTTTGGAATAGACTTTTTACTACCGCATTTAGAATAATGGTTAAGGAGTAATTATGGGATTAGTACTCGCTGCTGTTGCTGTCGCTGTTATTATCGGAGGCGCAGCTCTCGCTTATATGTTCGCAGGCAAGGGCGGAGGGCAGCAACCCGATATGTCTCCTTCAACGATGGATGACATGGATATCACTCAGGCAGCGGAAGGTTCCGTTGTTCCTGTTGTATACGGTCGTGTCCGTTTGGCTGGAAATATTATATGGTATGAAAATTTAAACACTGTCGCAGAAACACAAGAAGTCGAAACAGGGAAAGGTGGTAGCGATGAAGAGGATGTGATAACAGGTTATCATTACTACCTTGATGTTTGGCAAGCGGTCTGTCGTGGGAAGATTTCTTGGATTGCAACCTATGTCCAAGATGAACTTAAGAATGTCAACGCAACTTTGACTTTGAAAAATGATGGAACGCAGAATACTTTTCCTTCTGCTTTACAAATAAGTTTTGGTGATGATACTCCACCGGGAGAAAACGCAAATAAACTTCCGGGCATTGCTCACGTTTTTTATAGAAAACTATATCTCGGCTTAAATGCAACCAATGCGCCAACGATCCATTTTATTGTTGAAAAAGATTTGACTGGCATCGGAGTGACTGATCCCGAGATTGCGAATGGTTCAAATCCACATGCCATTATTTATGATATACTTCTTGAAGCTGGAGCTCTTTCTTCCCAAATAGATATAGATTCATTTAATGCAGCTGGTCAATATTGGAAAGATAAAGGTTATGGATTAAATCTAAAATTCACGAGGCAAAGTAAAGCGAAAGAGAAGATTGCTTTTATCTTGAAGATGCTTGGTGGTGCATTCGGTGTAAATCATGAAAACAAGTTTATTCTAAAAGCATTTGATGAAAACGATACTTCTTCTGCGACTATTAATACCGAAGATTGGTTGGAGTTTCAGTTCGCCAGAAGAACTTGGTTTGATACCTTTAATGAATTCCGTTGTAACTATGTAGACCAGAATCAACACTATAGTCAAAGGACTTTGATTGCGCGGAACCCTGCTAACACTGCATTGCAGGGAAAGAAGTCTTCGGTGTCAATTGACTTGTCTGGTTTCCGTTCGAAACTTACTGCTGCTAAACGCCTATGGGAGATAATGAAAAAGGAGAGTTATCCCTATGCGAAGATAAAGGGTTCAACATCTTTAAAGCTTTATGAAACCAATGTAGGCGACATTGTAACAATAAACAATAGCGAATACAATATTGCCGATGCTGAATTTCGTGTTGTCGTAAAAGATATTTCTGAAATTGATCAAAATAAAATCGGCTGGGAACTGGAGCAATTTAGCGAAACTCTTTTCGATGACTATTATGGCTCTGGTGGGTTTCCGGGCGGAGTTCGTCCTGTTACGGTTCCAGAGAAGCTTATCCATCAAGGCGTCTATGAAATTCCTTATAATCCAGCGACGGAATATCATAGAGTTTATTTACTCTTCGCTGCAAGGGAGAATAACTTCGAGGCAGGGTTTGAAGTGCTCTTTTCTGCGACAGGAGTTGACTATACGAGTAAAGGTATTTTCAATGCATGGTCGCAGTACGGGACTTTAGATGAAGCATACACAATAAACACTTATACTATCGATGATGAAATAGGAATTTTATATACTCCATATCGGGATGATCCGCAATTCGCAACGGGAAGCAGAACCGATTTGTTTGTGATTGATCGATATCTTTTAATTGATGATGAGATTATGAAGTTCCAAACGGTTACGGCAGAAGGGCCAGGCAGTTATCGCTTGACTGGTGTGATTCGGGGTATGTTTAATACGATTCCCGCTACGCATGGTTCTGGTTCTTCAATTTGGTTATTCAATTTAAGTGCGAGTAGTATGTTACGCAATATCTCATCATCGGATTTCTATTTGAAATTTTTACCTTATTATAAGAGCAAGAAAGTCGATCCCGGTGATGCGACGGCGATTCATGTTACGACCGTTTATAATAGGGCAAAGCAACCTTGGATTCCAACTGCTATAAAGGCGGTCAGGAGTGGGTCTGATGTAACCCTCACTATTTATACTACAACACAAACACGCGACGGCGCTGGTAAAGCTGGGGCTGCCTCACAAACTGATTATGTACCGACAAGTGTTGACGATAAGCTGGAAGTGTATGATAGTGACGAGGGATCCGGTGCCAGTCAACTATTAACAAGTGGCGCGGATTCAAGAAGTAATGCTGGAGCATTTACTTATTACGCAAGGCAAAAGAATGGAACCTTTACTTCAAGTTGGGTTTCGGTTTATGTTGATACTGCCGATGGAATATATTGGAGCTAATTAAATGGCAAAGCTTTCACCGACACAATTACAGAAGTTAAAATATGCCACGCAGGGCTGGAATGAAATAATGGAGCGAAATGCTCGACTGCTGGATGAAACACTTCTGAAAGTATCCGGAATGGTCGATGTCAATTTGACTTCATTGTCGAATGATGATATGCTTGTATGGGATGTACCGACCCAGAAGTTTATCAACGTTCCTTGGAGTACGATAATTGCACCTACTACTACCACAACCACTTCGACATCAACGACGACTGCGACTTCAACGACGACTGCGACTTCAGCGTTGCTCCTGCTGATTTATTACAACATGGAATCATTGCTGAATACAACTACAACAACGACAACCACTACAACGACTACTGTTACAACGACGAGTTTTACTTGTGCCATCGGATATTCTGGGAACTTGTGTGGGGTTCCTACAAATGCGTTCTGTTATCAAAACTACGGCGGTTATACATGCAGTCAGGCATTTACGGATCATACTGATCCATGGGCAAGTGGTCCTGCTGATCAACAATATAGTGGTTACACTTTTGGGGTTCCTCAAATTGTTAATAAGATTGATATCCAAGCCCATACCTCTCCATACAATCGCCATCCGGTCGCTTTCCAATTCCGTGCTTCTAATGGTTCTGCACCAACTAATCTATCAGAAGCAGAAGGTGGTACGCAGATATTGCAAGTAAAGATGGCAGGGACGTTTGACTATCCAACCCACCATAGTGTTGGTGATCTTGGCCATTGGTCTTCTGAAGAAGTCAAAACTTGGACATTTTCAAATATCACCGCATATAAACACTATTGGATATTGATGTGGGATAAGGATGAAGCTAATTTTAGTAGAGGTGCTGATTTTCATATTGGCGAAATGAATATGTATAGTTGTGGGGCAAGGCTAAGTACTACCACAACAACGACTTCTACAACAACGACAACTATGACTGTTTGTACGACAACAACTGTTACGGTACCATTTTATAAGTGTGCTTTAGATCCAGTCGATCTGGGTGCTAATATTACTTTGCAGCATTATAACATGAGGGCAATCCATTCTGCTGCCAGTGCTTGGAATTCCGCTATAAGTAAATATTATACAAGAAAGAATGCTTTCGGACAGAATAAGTTTTACTTTGAAATTGAATGTCGACCTTCTACTGATGATCAATGGATTCTCGGTCTTGCCAATGAAAGTTTCAATGTTGATGGATATCCTGGCGATAGTACAGCCGGTTGGGGTTATCGTGGAAATGGGAACAAGTATTACAATGGGAGTGCTGGAGGTTATGGAGATGCATTTGGCGATGGCGACGTTATCGGTGTAGCCTTTAACTTGCTTACAAATAAAGTTTGGTTCTCCAAGAATGGCGCATGGCAAGCCGGTGGTGATCCTGCTGCGGGTACGGGTGAAGCATATAGTAATTTGACTGGATCACAATTCTATGCGGCAATCGGACTTTATCAAGAAACTCATGGTCAATTAAGATTGTCTTCAGATGATTGGGACTCTGTGGCACCTTCAGGATTTGTTGAATTTGCTTGTGATGAGATTACAACAACGACTTCAACAACGACAACCTCAACGACAACCACAACAAGTTCAGTAAGCACAACAACTGTTACGGTGCCATTATATAAGTGTGCTTTTGACCCGGCTAATAAAGGTGCTTTTATTACTTTGGAATATTACAATAAACGGGCTCGGTCAACCGGTTCTAATTGGGACTCTGCGGCAAGTAAATATTATACAAGAAAGAGTGCATTCGGACAAAATAAATTTTACTTTGAATCATATCTACATTCTGGAAATAATATGATTCATGGTATTGGAAATGAAAACCTTGTCACTACAAATTATCCGGGCAGTGATGCAAATGGTTGGGGTTATAATACTGCCAATGGTAGAAAGTATCACAGTGGCGCTTGGACACTTATTGGTAGTGCAATGAGTCAAGGCGAAACTGTTGGTATCGCAATTGACTTAACTGATTTGGATATAGGCCAAGGCAAGATTTGGTTTGCCGATCAAGGTTCATGGATAGAAGGCGATCCTGCAGCTGGCACCGGAGCAAGTTATAGTAATTTGACTGGAGCGCAGATTTATGCGCTGATCGCTGCCTATAGTAATGGTGTAACGGCCGAACTTAGATTATCTTCTGACGATTGGGTCCAGTCCGCTCCGTCGGGATTTGTTGAATTTGCTTGTGTTGAGATTACCACCACAACGACAACAACGACAACCACTACAACGACAACTACAACATAGAGTATATAATGAAAAAGTTTCCTGACATTCAAGCGAATTATCCGGGTCGAGCATTTGGCGTCGTTCAAACGACTACCAGACCTCTGCTCGGTACTTATAGCTTTGACTTCGACGGCACGGACTTTATAAGAACTGTAGTCCATCCCGGAACCGATATCAATATTGCGATTTCATTATGGATTCGTTTTGATACGGTTCCAACGGATGCAGTCAATAGACCTGTTGCTATAATGAGTAATAGTGATGGAACTAATTCTGGTCTTGGATTAGTCAAAGTCACCGGAGCCGCAAGAGTTCATATGGTTCGTTCTGCAAATGGAGCTGCCGGAGCTTATGAAGTAGACGATCAAGCAACTCCCGGTTCTGGCTTTGCGGTTTCTCCTAATACTTGGTATCACATGGTTGTGCAGAAGACAACTACGAATTTTGAACTTTGGGTCAATGCTGTTAAGGTTCTTGATCGAGCCGGCTCCTTTGGCAATGCCGATGCGACCGGATTTGATGGATTACTTCTTGGCTCTAAAACAGATAATTCAAATGGAATCGACGGGAAGATTGATCAAGTCAAAGTATTTGATCTTGGTACCAGCGGCGGTTTAGCTCAAAGTCAAATTCGTGAGTTATATTTTGAAGGTGCAACAACGACAACTACTTCAACGACAACCACGACAACCACGACAACTACTTCAACAACGATTGATCTTTGTCCTGGTGGATATTCCTCTGAATTATGTACTGATGGGGTAAACAGGGCATTTTGTCGTCAGACCTATGGTGGTTATCAATGTTCCTGGGCTTTTGATGGTAACTATAATAACCCGTGGGTGGGTGGTACATTAGATCAGCAATACGTTGGTTACAGTTTCGTCGTTCCACAAATTGTCAATAAATTTTCTATTCTTGCATATAATGGTTCGACATTTCCGAGGACGCCGGATGCTTTCCAACTCCGTGCTTCTAATACTGCTGCCCCAACTAATTTAACAGAAGCTGAGGGCGGTACATTAATCCATCAAGTAAAGATGCCGGGAACGTTTGACTACCCAACCCATCATACTGTTGGTAACCTCGGGCATTGGAGTCAAGGCGAACTTAAATCTTGGGAATTCGATAATGGCATTGCATATAAACATTATTGGATGCTGTTCTGGGACAAAGATGAAAACGACTTTGGTCGGAGTGGGGATTATAATTTTGGTGACCTCAGTATGTATAGCTGCGGCCCACGTTTAACAACGACAACCACGACAACCACGACTTCAACGACAACTACTTCATCATAAGGTGACTAATGACTATACTATCACCCAGCGGTTTGGAAACGGACGATTATAGCCAAGCAAATTGGTGGGCAATCTATAACAGAAATGTGGAACTGTTGAATGCTGTTTTGATAAAGTTGCAGGGATTGGGAGACGTAAAGGTAGACAAGTTAAAAGATGACAGTTTTCTTTTCTGGGATGATGCTAATTCGAAATGGAAAGTGGGGATTTATCCATAATGGCAACCTATTATACATTGACTAACACTGGTTTGCGTTATTCTGATATTGGTTATTCTGCATGGAATGTCAATGTCAATAACTATAACTGGAGCGCGCTCAATAATACTCTCTTGAAGTATTCGGCTTTGTTAGACGTTGATCCCACTGGCTTAGTTCAAGGCGACGTTTTAATATATAACTCATCTTCTGAAAAATGGGAAAGGAAAGCTTTAAACCCTGGCTATCACGTGATCAGTACAACGACAACTACGACTTCTACTACTACGACTTCGACATAAGGAGCGGCATGGATATTAAATTCTTCGTAAAAGACTACTGGTCAATTGTTTTAAGTTGCATTGCATTAGTTACTTCCGTCATAATTGTTTGGAGATATAAGATTCCAGATATTGAGAAGCGACTGACAAAGGTTGAATTAACTTCACATTCGCAAGAAGTAACCCGACTTGACTTAACCGATCGAGTTTCAAAACATGAAATTTATCGTAAGGATGGAAGCTATATATATCAACAATCTGAGGGTTGCAAGAAGATGCAGGACACATGCCAGACAAAGATCTGCATGAAAATTGATGGAGTAACTAAAATTATGAATAAACGAATGGTTTCAATCGAAGACAAGATGGAAGAAATGGATCTTTCAAGAGAAAGCACCAGAAGCGAATTTAAAGAAGTATTAGAAAAATTGCACAAGCAACAAGTTGAGATGGTAAGGGTCGCTACGCAAGTGAAGACATTGCTGGCAAATGGTCAAGCGCAGCAGACCGCAATTATAGTTAGAGAAGTACTCAAAGAGATCAAACAGAACCGCTTGGTTTAGGCAAGGAGGTGTTATATATGGAAGAAGTTAGTTTTGGGGCTTATGCGGCTCCGGTGTTGCTAACAGTCATTTTAGGTATTGTCTACAAGTTCGTCGATGCCACTGGTAAATGGAAAGTGTTAATAGCAGTACTCTGCGGAATCGGTCTGGGAGTGCTTGCTATCGCTTACCAAGGGAAGGAATGGTCCATCGTGAACATTGTGGACTTCGCGATCTACGGATTGATGCTTGGTGCCAGTGCCATTGGTTTGCATCAAATGCAGAAGCAGGCAAGAAAGCCGAAGAAAAAAGTTTAATAAAAAATTCAATAAGAAGGAGGTGAAGTTAAATGAGGAAAATGCGTAATTCTTTAATCTGCTTGGTTATCTTTTTTGCAATGGTAACGATGGCATGTCAAAGCGGTATCGGTGGGATGAGCGTAAAGCAGCAAGCGGCATGGACGAACAATGTCTATGCGAGGCAGTATGACTTGTATCTCGACCAGATTTTACTACCGTCGATTTCAGGAAGTGAACGTCAGACCTTGAAGGATAATCCAAGGCTAATCACGCAAGACATGCTGCGTACAAACTTTAGCAAGAATGAAGCCGAAGTCCTTAAGGCGAAGAAGCAAGTCTTTACGGAGCTGCATCCGCTGCTGGTAACGTATAACGAATATATCACCGGCGGCATGGCGGTACCGGCGAACCTTGAGTACCAGATTGTCTCGCTAATCAACCGGCTTCTGGCTGATTAGCCTCAACCGAAATTTAATTTCTGAAAAAGGAGCAATTTAAAATGAGTCAAGAAGCAACTGTTAATATGGTTGCCGGTCTGGTCAGCTTGGCTGTGGAGTTCGCTGCGGCTTCCAATATCGCAAAGGAAGACGTTGATCGCATTTATGCGGAGTCCTATGAAAAAGTCAAAGCGAAAGATCCGGCGACTCATGCCCATCCAGATTTTGATGAGGCAACGGAAGGCGGTGGCGAATGAGAAAGTTCAAATTTTTAATCTTCATTATGTTTATGGTGTTCGCCTTTTCATTTCCAGCTCTGGCCGATATTAATAAGGAATTTACTTTCGCTTGGGAACAGAATGTGGATGATCTTCCCCAAATGAAAGAGTGGAGAATGTATTGGTCGGATGCGGCAGGCGGTCCGTACACTGCGGTTCTTGATACGGACGGGAATCCAATTATTATTCCTTATGATCCTTTGGATCCCGACGGAATTTATGATTCGACACAAATAATGATAGTGCCCGGAACACCCGGAACAACTGTAACGAAGTACTTCGTCTTGACTGCGGTCGATCAGTCGGATAATGAATCCGATTATAGCGCCGAAGCAATTGACGATAGCACTGGAAACGGTTGGGTTGAAATTAGAATTCCCTTGGGTAGACCTTTTAGCTTGCATATCATTATGCAATAACTAAAAGGGTAAGGTAAAACTTTGGCTCCCGTCCTTAGGTTCCTCCCTTTGCCGTTGAAGCATTTACTTGCCAATACGGGGACGGGAAGCCATTTAACTCCGCATTTGGGCTGATGAAGAATTGGGCTGGAAGGAATTTGAAATGGCACTGTCATGGAAGCGGAATGGAGACTGCGTTCGCTGCGGCTGGTGTTGTGAGAGAACACTTTATTATGACTATGAAGTAGAGGTTGGTAATAATGAAGCGATTATACTCTCACTTAAAAAATGCAATACAAACGACTCTTTTATTAAGAAGGTTAATACATGGATCGAAGCGCATGAAATGGTTTATGAAGATCGAAGAGTAGTCAAGATAGAGGTTGGTTGTGAATTTTTTAAGTGGAAGTATAATGACGGAATGAGGAAGGGATTCTGTACCGTTTATAAAGACAAAGAGAAAGGATGTCAATACGATAAAAGAAAATCTTTTCCAGAATCAGTCAATGATTTATCCGTAGAAAATACCTGCGGGTATACATTCGAAAAGAAGTAATTCGAAAGGAATTGAGAAATGACAATCCAAGAATTAGATATGGAAAATGGCGATTATGATTTGACTTCATTAATTACCGTGTTAACTCATATTCCCGATGCCGATAATGCTATGGAATGTCGAGCTCTCGTATTTTTTGGTGATGGCACTAAGAATCTTGATGGCACAGGTGGAAACTTCAATGTTGTCATAACTATTGGGAGTCAAACATTACAGCCCAGTCCGAAGGTTTATACCTTTGGAACGGAAGTACGATCTGCTCTCCGCACTGATCCATTTACTGTCCCCGCAAACGAACAAGTTATAGTCAAAGTTCTATCTCCAAATGGTGCTGATACAGATGTTGATGTCACAGCATATCTTCATAGTGACAATGTTGCAAACGACGTTTGGGATGAATTACTTACAGGCGGAACTCATAATATTGCGACAAGCGCAGGACGCCGGCTCCGGACTTTACAAGATTTCGGTCTTTATGAAGGCGGAGCGGTATGGGTTGATACGGTGAATGGTGTCGCCGGAACAGTCAATTTTGAAAACGGGGTAGTAAACAATCCTGTGGATAGCATTGCAGATGCGAAGACAATAGCAGACAGCATCGGGCTCAAAACAATCCATTTCCTTGCGGGATCGTCTGTAACTCTTGCAGAAGCATTTGACAGCTTTGTTTTTGAAGGAATGGCATATACGGTTGATTTAAACGGACAGTCTGTTAATGGGACATGGTTTCAAAGAGCGACTATTGTTGGAAATGACGATGGTTCAAATACGATTCCGACACGTTATCTTCGTTGCATAATGGGAAACAATACTCTCGGGTTATCATACCTTGGAGATTGTGCGTTTGAAGGGGATTTGGTGTTGGCGCAAGAGGGCACCTATATTACAGATCGTTGTTTGTCAGCAGTTGCCGGAACAGAAACTCCGTCCATTGATTTTCAAAACGAGAACGAAAATAAATATTTGAACATGCGCCATTATTCTGGAGGGATTGAAATTAAAAACTTTGGTCATGGGACAGCAGATCACCATATGTCACTTGAGGGTGATGGTCAGCTTGTCTTTAATTCGAATTGTTCAAATGCCAATGCCGGTGATGAACTCGCTATTCGTGGAAATTTTACTATCACTGATAATGTAGGTGGTGGATGGGCTGGCACATTATCTGATGATGCCAGATTTGACTCTGTGGAATTAGTGGATAACGTTTGGGATGAATTACTTACGGGTGGAGCGCATAATATTCCGACTTCTGCGGGAAGAAGATTGCGCGAAATTGCAGGCACTGTTATTGCTTCTGATATTGCGCAAGGTCCGGGCACTGGAAACAATCAAATTCAATTGGCTGCCGCCGCTTCCGCAGTTGACGGCGCTTATGATCCAGCGATGGTTGTAATAATGTTAGGGACAGGAGCAGGACAAAGCCGATTAATTTATGAGTATGACGGCGCAACCAAAATTGCAACTGTAGATCGAAATTGGAAAGTAAATCCAAGTACCGATAGTGAATATGTTCTCTTCGGCCATCCAGGAAGAGAACACGTTAACGAAGGACTTGCTCAAGCCGGATCAACGAGCAGCACGATTAAGTTAAATTCACTGGCAAGTGATCAAGATAATATTTACAATGGGCAGATGGTTTTTATCCGGTCAGGTACTGGAGAAGATCAGGTTGGGCTTGTGAAGTCATACGTTGGAGGTACTAAAGTTGCAACGATGTGGGATAACTGGGGCGTAACACCTGACGGTACAAGCGGTTACGTAATGATGCCGATGGATATGCGACCAGAAACCATAGCAAGAGGAGTTTGGGATAGATTAGTTGCGAGTCATTTAACTTCTGGAAGCGCAGGTTTGGCTCTGATGCATACCACTTATGGTAGTGTAGTTCATATTGATACGGTTGGCGGCAGTGCAGGTACAACGTATCCAAAAGGCACAGTTGAAGATCCAGTGGATAATTATGCCGATGCAAAGATAATAGCGACAACGTATGGTTTAGAAGAGTTTCACTTGCTCAGCAATTTGACTCTTGGAGCTTCTGATAATGCAGATAATTTTAAATTTTCCGCTCCGACTGGTATTAATATTATATTAACAGTAACTTCAGGTTGCAGTACAATCAATACAACTTTTGAACGATTGGTTCTAACAGGCACATTAGATGGTGGTGTTTGGATAGAACGATGTAGTATTGCGGGACTGAATGACATTCAAGGATTTGTACTTGAATGTATATTTTTGGCAAATAGTTCTCTTACTGGTCCTTCTTCTACAGTAATGTATAATTGTGGCACCGCAGTAGTAGCCCCACCGATTACATTGGGTTTAAACAGTTCACCACTAACTATGGCAGGTTGGAAAGGCGGACTAAAAATAGGAAGCAAAATTGGTTCTCAAAATATTATAATAGATTTATTGTCCGGCACTTTGGAAATTGCTTCAACTTGCACTGCTGGAAAAATAATTGTCAAAGGCATTGGGCATATAACAGCAGATAACTCAGGTGCTAACTGCATTATAGACACCACCGATTTAATAAAGGCAAGTCATATTGACTTCATGAAAAATATAGAAGGCGGACGTTGGAGAATTAATCATATAACTCATCAAATGTTATTCTACAAAGAAGATAATGTTACGGAAGTTGCGCGGTTTAATTTATTTGATCATGCTGGAATCCCAGCGTCTGAAAACGTATACGAAAGAGTTCGAGTGACAACCACAACAACTACAACAACCACTACTACTACCACAACATCAAGTTAGGAGATATGATGGCAGTTAAAAGACAAAGTTTAAAAGGAATTGGAAAGAAGAAGAAAGCTCGCAAAGCGGCAGCTGCACAAGGGCAAATGACGCGATGGTTGAAGCCGACTGGGAATTGGAGCATGGCATGGGATGTATCAATTACTACAGGCACAGATATTACTCCCAGCGAAAGATTAAAGGAAAAATACACTTGGTGGGATGATAAGTATAGCATCGTTGCGCAGGAAGTCGCTGCTCCTCCGGGATTCGGGATTTCCTTTAAGTTTAAACCTGTTCCCAAAACACATGACTTTTATGTTGACTTCGTTGGTCATTATACTGGTACGCATTCCGGCCCACATTTCCCGCGTGTTGAAATTTGGGATTATAATACGACTGCATGGGTTGATACAGGTATAGAACTGGATCTCACCATGAGCGAAGATCAAAGTCTTACTTCTAACCTTATAGATAAAACCGGAGATTGGTGGGAAGCAGTAACCGATAATGTCTGGTTACAACTTGCGCATCCTAATGTTGCTGGTAATGCAGCTCATGAGATTCATGTAACCAAAATGGGCTTGAGGCAAAAAATAGTAATAACAACCACAACCACTACAACGACTACGACAACCACAACGACATCGAGTTAAGGAGCCATTATGAAAAAGAGAAAAATATTTGTCGCTGCAATGGGCGGGCATGGGACAACCTATATTCAAAAGCATATAGGCCGTTGTGCTAAACGACCGGATGTATGTTGGGGTGAAGGGTTGAATATTAAAAAATATCCAGAAGTAATGAAGGATATGCCGGTCGTCGTGAAAGCGAATATCTGGAGGCGACGGACAAGAGGCCACGAGTTAAATCCAGAATACACAATAGAAGAAAACTTTGTCAGGATGATTGATTGGACAAAAGAAGATTGGATCTTATTTTCCGGTTGGTGTTCGATGAAGTCAATGTTTTTAACGGATAATGATATCGCTGCGTTCTGTCTGGTTCGCCATCCTCTTCACGCCTATGTTTCTTACTTCGGCCATCAACACCCCAACCATTGTAGAACGCTTGGCGGCTTCAATACTGCCGCTGCGGTTCGCAAGTGGACGGGTCAATGGAATTCCATTATCTCAGATTTCTTGGCCTCGCCTGGCAAGATAGTCAGATATGAATACTTCTATAAAGACCTTCGTTATTACAAATATATTCGCGATCGGCTTTATCGTTTTGATACAACCAAAAGAAATTACAGGGAGTTAAAGAAACCATTAGTCAAGGAACTTAAAGAGCAGGTGTCTGATAACTTCTTCCAAATATATAAGGAGTGGAAGATATGAGTAAAGTTTTAATTATTACAAAAGGTTTCGGAAAGGAACAGACCCTTGTTGTAAAAGGGTTCGGCGAGATGGGCATTATTTATGCCCGCAAGGCGATCCACATTTTCAGAAAAATCATACGGAAGGGGATAAGACATGGCAATTGAAAGTTTTAGAAAGCAGTCATGGGAAGAGTGGGTTATTGCCGGCTCTATCGAAGATGTTGTAGATGCGGGAGAAACGATTGATTTGGCAAATAGCACCATCAAAGCATGGCAATGGGATGATCTTGTAACGGAGGTTACAACAACTGTAGTTGAAATCCTTACAAAAGCGAAAGATGATGTTAAGCATTATCTTAAAGTCCGAGTCAAAGGAGGCAGCGCTATCGCAGGCACAGCTAATCCGGGTGTTTATAAGATTACGTTTTATATTATTACGAGTCTTTTAAACAAATATGAAATTGACGTTAAAATGAAAATATGGGAAACTTAAAATGGCAACTACTACCACTACAACAACAACGACCACTTCTACGACGACGACAACAATAATTCCGTCTGGCGATCCTAAATTGATTTTTATACATGATGAAGTCAAAAAAGTTTTCAAATATCAAAAGAAAGAATAAGTTTTTAAATTTAAAACGAAACAGTTATAAAATGAGTTATAATATATTATAGAAATGTCTTCAATAATGAAGACAAACCGCCACTCATAACCGTGACCCCATAGGGGAATCACAAATGAAAAGGAGAAGTCAAATGTTTAAACCTCAGAACGTAGCCATCCTCACCAACTTCCAAGATTTCAATCCCGGCTATTCCCTGTCAGGAATCGTAGCGGACCAATGTATAATGCTTGATCGCTACGGCCACAAAGTTCATCTTTATACTTGTGATAGTTATAATGATGAATTCGATGATGTTGACCTGCCATGTGAAGTACACCGAAAAATTCCGTTTTGTCACCTTACCGATTACAAAGAGGAAAAGGATTTTTCCAAGGAACACGAGATGTATGGCAAAACGTTGAAGAATGTTTTGGTGGAAGAATTCAAGACGAAGAAAATCGAGATTGCTTTTACTCATGATTGGATTTTCACCGGATGGAATCTTCCGTTTTCTTATGGTATCCGCCTTGCCAACCCACATCTGGGTGGAGTCAATTGGATGCATTGGGTTCATAGCGTTCCTTCTGATCTTGAATATCCGCAAGGTAGGGATTGGTGGGATATTAGGAGATATGGCCCGAATCATAAAATTATTTTCCCCAATGCCATCGAAAGAACCCGGGTGGCCGAACAGTTTAAAGGACAAATTGATGATGTCCGTATAATCCCGCATATCAAGGATCTGCGAACATGGTATGACTTTGATGAGGAAACATGGGAATTCATAGATGACTTCCCCGGCGTAATGCAAGCGGACATTGTGCAAATCTATCCGGCTTCCACTGATCGTCTTCGTGCGAAACAGATCGACATGGTTGCAAATCTTTTTGCTCGCTTTAAAGAAAAAGGTTTTACTGTTTGTCTTGTCGTTGCAAACCAATGGGCAACCGAAAAAGAGCAGGAAAAAGATATCCAAAACTTTTTGGATCTTGCACCTAAACTGGGATTGAAGCCAAATGAAGAATTGATCTTTACTTCGGCATGGAAAGATGGCAAGTATAATACCGGTCTACCGAAGAAGATATTGAGGGAGCTGCAATTATGTTCCAATATTTTCGTCTTCCCAACGGTAGAGGAATCATTTGGTCTGGTTGGACCGGAGGCTGCGCTTGGTGGTAACTTCATGGTTCTAAACAAAAGTCTTTATATGATGTTCGAGATATTTGGGAACTCTGGACTTTACTGTGATTTCGGTTCCTACCATAACATCTTCGATCCTAAAAATATTGGAATTACTATGGATCAATATCTGGCAGGGGTTTGTAATCTGATTCTGGGGAGGTTTTCACAGAATGAAGTATTTCAAACCCGGACTTGGTGTCGAAGAGTTTATAATATGGATAACCTATATAATCAAGTCTACCAACCGTTGATGGCAGAGTCCCGTCTGTGGGGCTTCCCCACCAAAGCATTATAAGGAGGCAAAGATGGAGATAACCATTAAGTCATTTAACGGCATTGGTGATTTACTTTTTGTAACTCCAACGCTGAAAGTAATTAAGGAGGCCTATCCTGATTGTCATATAACAGTCAATACTAATTATCCGGACTTGTTGGAGGACAATCCAAACGTTGACGTGATTGGATCTGAGAACGTAGGAACGTTTCTGGGGTACGATGATCCAATTCACCAGAAATGGCCGACAGCGCATCATATATTAAAGGACTGGCATATAATCTGTGAAGAATATGGCCTGCATACTGATAAGCCAGCGCTGCAACCAGAACTTTATCTTAATTTTATGACGGCACTGGATGTGCTTGAAAAACATCGATCCCCAATAGGAGTGCAAATTATACACAAGGGGCATTGGCATGCAAAAAAGATTTGGCCTAAATTTGATTATCTTTCGCGGCTCCCTAAGTTTGTGCCAATTCCAAAGGTGCCTTCGATTAAGGATTTGATTTACTTCATTGCTTGTTGCAAGGCGGTAGTATGCGCTGAAGGTGGAATCTCACATATCGCAAAGGCAGTAGGAACACCAGCGATAGTCATTTACGGAGGCTTTGCCAAACCGGAATGGAATGGTTATGAAGATCAAATAAATGTTTGCAATGAAAAATGGTGTTCCTATTGTTACAACCCGAAACCATGCGAAAATGAAATTGAAAGAATTTGCATGAAAGAAATTTCAATCGAACACGTTTGCCGGCTGGCTGAAGGTTTGGAAAAGATTCCAGAGCTTGAACAACACAATGCAATGAAGTTTATAAAAGAAGATGCTTTATGTTGGTCAAGAACCTGCTCTTCCCATAGACCCGACATGTTAGATATCGGTGCTGGCAATAATCCCTTGCGTGGCGCGAGAGGGATAGATACAGGTAAAGATGAAGATGCTTATAACATCTACACAGCGGATCGTTCGCAAGATTTTATCTTCTCTTCCCATTGCATCGAGCATTTGGATTATCCTTCTAAAGCTTTGAGAGAATGGAGCAGAGTGCTTCGTACCGGCGGTCTGCTTTATCTTTATTTCCCGTCGCCGGATTATATACCTTGGAGACAGAAGTCAATGCCGAAATGGCATAAGCATGATTTTCGCATTGAAAGTATTTTGGCAATGCTCCCCGACGATTTATACCCAATTGAAATCGCCCATACAGATTGGTTCTTCGGTCAAAAAATTATAGCGAGAAAGGAAAAGTAAAATGGCTAAAAAAATGATCAAGAAGCAAAAACTTAAATGCACGGCGGAGGGTTACAAAGAAGCATTGAACCGGGTGAGGGCTGCGGAAGATCCTGTTGATGCGCTTTGCAAATTTTATAATGAAACAGTCGGGATGAAAAAAGGCCGGACGGTTTTCGATACGCAATTTGTTCCGTTCATCGAGAAGTATGGATGTGACAGGGAAATAAGTTTGGAGATTGGCTATGGCCCCGGTTCTCTTGTGGCCGAAGCAGGGAAGCATTTCCGTGAGACATGGGGGATAGATGCTCATGAGGCACGGAATCTGGTTGGCCATTTGTTGGAAGCAAATGAATGCTATAACTATAAACTCCTTATCAGTCCTGATGGAAGAAGTATTCCCACGAAGAAAAATAACATTGACTTCATTTATTCATGGACTGTTTTTATGCACTTCGGGAAAATCGGTATCGCCAGTGATTATCTTCGTGATGCCTATGCGGTTTTGAAACCGGGAGGTCTGGCGCTCATTTACTTCTCCAGAATGTATCGAAGTCGAAAGCATGAAACAAAAGAGGAATGGCTGGCTGCAATTGAGCACGAAGAGGAAATGGAACGGTATCGAGAGATTAGTGGCAGTACAATCCAAAAGATTAATCTTCAAATCTCCATGCAGCAAATGGTTGATATGTGCGAATGTGTCGGTTTTGAAGTCTTGGAACGAACGGCATCGACCAGAAGAATCGACGGAATACTTTGCCACCACGGTCAACATGGGGTAGTACTTCGAAAAGAAAAGGAGTAAAACATGAGAGAAAAAGAAGTTGCAGTTGTGGCAATGCCAAGGACAGGCTCCACATATCTTTTTAGATGCTTGGCTGGTCTCAAGCATGCAGGTGGAAGTCCGAAAGGCGCCAACCTTGCAAAGCTTCCAATAATGAAGTGCCACAGTTTAGCTCCACCCGAAACTTTCGGTGATCCGTGGTCAAGCCAAATAAGTGAGCATTGTCTTAAAGGAAGAAAAGTCATTTGGCTTTTCGGTGATCCAATAGCTTCTGTCGTTTCCACAATGAAGAAAAGGTTTGACCATGTTCATGCGAAGAATTGTGGCTGCTTTAAACCGCTGGGGATGGTGGATCTGATAGATAGAGATGACTTTAACTATGAGTGGATGTTTGACTCATGGACATCTATCCGACATGACTTTCCCGTTTTATGTGTAAGGTATGAAACCTTATGGAAAAACCGTTTTGTGATCGAATGGTTTCTGGGAAGAAAAGTCAAATGGAATGAGTGGAGTCCTCGGTCTAACAGGTGGACCACAGAAGAACTTCCAAACTTTCTTTCGAAAGCCTTAAATAAAACCTATTCAAGTTTGGTTGAAAAAGTTCAAATGCATCCGGATGTAACTTTAAATGGTGGAGATACATTGAGAATATCCGGGGATTTGGTAAGGATAGAAAAAGGCGTTGGATTTGGCAAAAACTATTTTTATGACTTAGTAAAAAAAGGAGAAACGGAAAATGGCTGAGCTGTCAATTATTGTACCGTATGTGAACGAGTATCCACAAATCCTTTTTACACTTCAAAGTATTGCGCAAGACCTACGAGGTCGCGTTGACTTTGAAGTCATTGCTGTAAACAACTATTGCGATGAAGTCATTGCTCAAGATCGCGATAGCACAAGACGAATCATTCGAAGATTAAAAGCATTTTACAATATCGAGGCTTCAGATGAAGAAATTGTTGAAACATTGGTCGGTGAAGAAATTGGACTCATTGGGCCAGAAGATAAAGGTGGCAAGGCAGTAGAAGCATGTGCTAAAGGGAACGACTGGCTTACGGCGATTTCATACACGGACAAGTTAAGTCATTGGAATGCGAAGCGTTTCGGCATTGAAAATAGCAGTGGTGATTATTTTCAATTCATTGATTCCCATTGCATCGTCGGCCGGAATTTGCTGTATGATATGTTTGACTTTTATAAAGATAACGCTTGGAGCATGGATGGCACGCTCCATCCGCCCTTGACATATCTCATTTTGGAATGGCGAAGATTAATATATGGATTAAGATTTGTCCATACCGAAAAACAAGCGCAACTTGACTATAAGTTTTCGAGTTACCAACATCCCGAGAGTGGCTTGCCATACGAGGTTCCGTGTATGTCGACTTGTGGTATGCTAATGACTCGGGAGCTATACGAAGAAACTGGTGGCTGGCCTAAAGAACTGGGAATTTATAGTGGAGGCGAGCACTTCATGAATTTCACCCTTGCTGTTCTTGGAAAGAAGAAGTATATCTTTCCAACTAAATTTGCGTTGTATCATCATGCCGAAAAAAGAGGATATGCTTTTAACTCCGGTGATACTCTTCGCAATCGCTTAATAGCAGCATATCTATACGGTGGCCTTGATTGGTTTTATGAAAATATAAAGAAGTGTAAAGGTCGGCCAAATGTGATTAAGAAGTTTCAAGCGGAGATTCCATTATTGTGCAAAGATCAGCGGCAATGGATTAAAGATCGACAAGAGATGACTATATTCGAATGGCTGGAAAAGTGGGGAAAGATATGAAAAAAGAAACGGATTATAAAAGCTACCTTGACTCTCTTGAAGAAAAAGTAATTATCCCTGGAATCGTTTCTGGTGAACTGTGCAAGAAAAGAAAAGTTCCCGCAAGAAAAGGCAAGCTGTATAAAAGCGATTTCGGAAAATTTGTAGGCGAGTCATTCGATTGTAAGGATGCAGCTGCCATAGATTATTACGGGTACTTTAAAAAATCGAGTGGCTTCAAGCCTCTAATTACTTCGTACGAAGACATTGAAGTCAAGTCAATAAAGATAAAGGTTTGCCATTTCGCTTCTATCAAAATCGAATACGTATCAAAGATGGCACCGGAGTTGATGGAGGAGTTCTTTAACTTCAAAGGCTATTTACTTCTCTTGAGGGGATTTAAGAGCGGGAACTTTGACTAAGTGGATCCAAGAGTAGCGGTGGTTAAGCCTCCGCTGCTCTTTGAAATACTTCTTCAAGCTTGTCATACTGTTTTTCTGTTAAGTAATTATTATCTTCATAAAACGTTTCCACATTGGCCACGAAGTTAGTCTCCCAATCGTCCAATGGATCATGTTCCATGAACTGGAAGATATGTTCGATTCGGCTATGTTTTCTTATCTTCATTTGCTTCTCCTTTTAATGACTCGCTTTTTCTTTCTCCTTTTAATAATTCGTTTTCCTTGTTGAAATTTAAACGCAACTGACAGTTCGTTAATTCTGGATTGTATCCCTCGTATTCTTGATTTTAAACTTCTGATATATTCATAATACTGGTCTTCGTTTTTGATATAGAAGTATCCGCTGCCACGACTTCCTATTGGATGCCTCCTTGAGATAAGTTCACGGATAATCTTCCGGACTCCCGGCTGAGACAAGTCCCATTTGTCTTTAGTATTTAATATACGTCCGATTTGTTGGGCTGTTATTGGATTAGTCCAGCTTGCATTTTTAATTAATTCAAGAATTTCGCGAGCGTTCATCTTCTTTTTCTCCTCTTGATAATCCGTTTTTGCTTCACGATTTTTAACCTGTTTAACTTCTTGAAGTGGCGTGGACATAAGGCCAGCCTTAATCCGCGTGGATCTCCAGCCTCACGATTGCCGATAACAACTCCAATAATATCATCACGCCATTTACAGTCGGGGTCTAAGTCAAAGCACTCCCAACAGACACGACTTCCCTGTAATCTAACAAGTCTCATCTTATCACGATCCTCGCCGTTTTGGGATTAACAAATACTTCAGGTTTGACATTCTCAGGCTGATCATTGAGTTGAGTCAAGGGATCAGCAGTAGGTATGTGAAGCATAGTGTCAAAGTCAACCTCAATAGTTATGCTGGCGCCAGTTTTGAATACATGATCAAAAAGATGTTGAAGTGTTTCCGCTGTATTTTGACTTATCTCAACTTTTAGTTTCATTATACTCTCCTTCGTAGATTCTTTGCTGTCGTTGATTTCCCATAGAAGATATTAACAAGTAAAGAATTTTCACCATATAATATCCTCGCCTCCTTGTAAAGCCTATATCCAAAGCATTCCTTATATTGAATAACCACATCGGTTCTAACGACCTCTCCCCATTTCCCAAAAAGATAAGTCAATGGCAAACGAAGTAAATCAATACGAGATTTGATTCTCCAAGGTTTCATCCAGATGTGAGGGTACATTGTTGAAGTGGTTGTTGCTTGGAATCTTATTAACGTAGTGGTTGTCGTGTTATTTCCAAATTGCGCCGGCTCAAGCATTTTTACCTCCAAGTTAAAATGGGGTGCCCCGATTGATTTCTATTCACAAGCACATTCCCCAACATGCTTGACCCTTTGATCGGGCACCCCAAATTGTTAAGCTAAAAAACCAGTTTTGTGTGCTGGATCTATTTGACTAATATATGTAATCCCAGCTTTACTTATGGTTGCTGGAAACTCAACGGACAACAAGCTCGGGTGCCTTATTCGAATTTTAACATTGTATGCTTCTTTGGCATCCCATGTCCAGCTTTCAAATTCTTTTGCTGTTCCAGCAAACATTTCCACTCCGTCAAAGCAAGAGTAAACTCCAATAACACATTGATCTGGTAGTAAAACTCGCATAATATAATTTCCCCCTTATAAGTTATAAACGCCTTATAGACGCCGGCTGGCGCGTCACAGTGAGTCAATTTTACTTAAGTTTCAAACCAAAATTAATATCCAGAGAACCGCTGACAACTATGTTTATTGTTTCGGCGTCACTGGGTTTTAATTCCAAATCATGAAGACATTCATAAAGGTGGCTTATTTGTTTTCTGAATTCTTCAAGCTCGTCTTTTAATATTTTCTTAACGATTTTAGCCCAGTCAGGAACGCCTTGCGCTTCAGGGTCGGAAGGTTGTTGATACGATGGAAGATCCCGTGAGTATTTTATTGCCTGATTCAGTTTGAGTTTGGTGCCTTCTTCGGTGCACCGATATTGATGCAGACTGCTGCCATCGGCAACGACTTTCTGTGTTTCGATGAAAGCTCCAAACGCAGTCTTCACCATTTTGGCCATGCAGTTTTGGATTTGTTTTTTATCGTGGTGTCTCCTTAATTGGGGCAATATATCATTCACGGTAAATACTTTCCCACCGATCAGATGGCAAATGATTGCCCCTTTTAATGAATCGGTATTGTCAATGTGTTTTTCCAAATATTCTCTGTTTATTTGCGCTTGATCCAGAATAGTCATTTTTCCTGCCCTCCTTTCAGGCGTGCTACTCGTATATTTCGGTTTTTTGTAAATCAATTTCTTTTTTTGTTTTTGTTTTTTGAATTCCTCTTCGGTTGCGGTTGCTGCTTCTTGTTCATATTCCTGCTTGAAGTAATCTTCGAGAGATTTCCCGTCAACCATTATCCCTTCCCAGTTTTTTTTATCCTCGGCCGGTGCCATGACTACCTCTCATTGTTAAGATGTCCGTTTGGAGCAATCTTAATTCGTCGGCGAAAGACTGCCGTACTTTCAATCCGAATGTTGTCTGCCACCATTCCTCAGGATACTTGTCTGTTGTAACATTCTGCAACGAAGTATTCGCTTGAGTTATGATACTTAATATGTTGGTGACAGTGAATTCAGTCTGAAACTCAACCGACGTTTTTATGAGTTTGACTAATTCGGAAAAATTAAAAGTAATCATTCTTCCAAAGTCTTCGTTCCACCAATCAGCACCATGTTTATCATCTGTAATCGTTGGACGATTCACTTGGTCTATGCGCGTTAGAACAGTGCCTTTAGTAAAAGTTAAACCGCGTACCGCCATTAGACTTCACCTCCTTTCTTTTTAGAGATTGCTTCGCACAATGATAATGCAGTTTGAATAATATGCATCCACCTATTGTCGAAGTCATGTGCGTCCCAGTTTTCAGTATAAGTTAAACCGCGAAGGAAATTTCGGACATGCATTCCTTCACGAAAATGGACAGAATGAGGAATACCGTCTTCGGTCCAAATGGATTGAACTAAACTACCATATTCGTCAACGCACATTTGGAAGAAAGCAATTCCGTCGTAGCCAAGCCAAACTAATATTCTGGCAAACATATCTTTTTCAATCTCGCTGATTTCATTCGGTTTCATATCTTCCTCCTTTTGATAATTCGCTTTTTCTTTCTTCTCTTGATAAATCGTTGACCACCAAAGGTCCGCTGCGGGTGACACCACTTTAGAAAGTCATCAAGACGAAGAATAACGATGTTATAGTTATTTACAAAAACATGAAACCGCGACTTACCACCAAGCGGTCCGTTTTGTCTTTCTATAAATTTGAAAGTATAATCATCCATTACGATGCATTTATCTTTACGATCACGTTTGAAGATAAGGAAAGAATATCTTCGTGCATGCTCGGCTTTTTCTTTTGAAAGTTTCCTCCACCACTTTAATAATAAGGCATCATGTTTCGCAGTCAAAGGATTATCGAGGATAGACAATGGATCGACAGAAGAACTTGGCGCCCTCTTCTTTTTCTTTCCACCTCCGCCATATCCTCTTTTAAATTCCCAAATTGCGAGTGTAGTATATGGTTTACTATATATTGCAGTTGACATCATGTCGCCGGCTGCATCCATAGTTTCCCTCATTTGTTTCATGCGAGTCGTAGCGCGAGCACCAGATCCGGGAGTCCGCCAGAAGACATCGTCTCGCATTTGACTTGTAACCCACAGCGATAACTCTTTGCACATTTCCCTTTCGAACCCGCTTCCTTTAGCCATTAGTTTACCCTTATTAACTTTATGTTCATGATAGTCGGCTTGCCAAAAATTTCAGATGGAATGCTTAAGTTTTCTTCATCTTCGAAAAAATTAAATCTTAGATGTTTATGCTCTTCACAGACATGAATACCTATACGCATGTTTAGATTATTGTTTGAACACCAAACAGTTTCCACCCATAGTTCATTGCAATTTTCTACAGCACAATCCATAGCCATTTTATTTATCCTCCTCGGCCAACCATATCGGCTAATGATGTTTCACATATTTCCATCGCAGTTTTGCTTACTTCAGCTTTACTTTTGGAAGTAACGTAAACAGCTTTCGTAAACATTTCCTCACTGCAAGAGGTGCAGTACTTATGGCTTATCCCCCAGCCGGGAGCCAAGGTTCTACAAGTTGTTAAACACCAAGGGCATTTGACGCTGATGATAAGGCGTTCTTGGATTCTCTTGGGAAGCATTTTGTATATTATATTATACATTATTATTTTTAGTTTAGCCATTTTACTTTTCCTTTTTCCTCACTTTTTTCATTGCTTCAAATAAAGTAGTCTTGCCATACATCCGTGCATATAGCATCATGAACTTTTTGTCTTTTTTCTTCAGCAGACTTTCAACTAACTTTATTTGAGTTTCCATTATCTTCGTCGTCATTTTCAATCTTATGTTCCTTTTCAATATCGTCAACTAAATTTGCAATCAATCCCATGATATGTTTGCACTCTCCTGTTTGGCGCGGATAGTTTAGCTCTCTTGGATAAGCGATATCGTAAAGTATTAACGACAGTGCCCGCAAGACAAGAAGTGCAAATCTGATTCTAAACTTTTTCATTAGTATATCCTTATTGCTTTAAGAATTATTTTTACTGGACCGGTTACATCCGGCGCCGATATTTGATCTTCAAGTTCCTTAAAAAAAGTAAACTCGTAATTCTTATGCTCTTCGCAAAGTGCAAAGCTTACATGGATTGTATTCTTTTTATTTGTCTCAACCCTAAGAAGTGTTGACAAATTTGGGCAATGTTCTATAACGCAAGTGCCACACATGACTACATCCTTTTTAACTTGTTTTTAGGAACCTTCCCTTCTATTTTACGCCAGTTGTTATCACTATCTTTGAAATATAAGGTTACGAATATTTGATGTTTCGTTTCCCTCCTTATCTTGACTCTTGTCGCTCCGTCCTTGTTCAACATGAAAAAGGGTTTTTCTGACATATCCTCTTGGATTTTTTTTGACATCTTTTTGCCTCCGGGTTCTTCCATTATGTCTATAGATTCTGAAGTATCTGCAACATTTCGAATTGCAATAACCAAGTGTGAATCCGGACTCCGCCAGCATTGATTCCGTCGACCAGTCAAGAGTATAGTCATCGCCGCAATTTGGACAGTGTTCTGGGAATATCATGGTGGTGTCCTCTGTCCTCCGAGAATTGAGTTTTGGGTATTCATCGTTTCAATAATAAGTTGCAGGCAGCCGAGTAGCATTGGAAGCGTCTTGTGGCCAAGTAGTAAAAGGCCAACGAAGATTTCACCGCCGCAATGAATACATTTATCGCCCATGATCTTCGTGATGTCCTCTTTAAACGGATCAAGATCGATAAGCATTTCCTGTTTGCAATGCATACAAACAATGCGAGGCCTGAGTTCTTCCTTTTGAATTTTAATTAATTCACCAGTCATTGTTTATTCTCCTTTATCTTCTTTTGCTTCTTCTTTTAGTCGGCGTTCCTTCCTATCGAACATATCATGAGGAAGCGAATACCAACCGTCGCGTTTGTTGACTGCCAGTTCAAATGCTTCTAAACATCCCATCAAAAATTCTGCCAGAAGATAATCCGGGGTATCCGAATCACCTTCTCTGAGATGACTGTGGATTAAGGCTTTCAGTCCTTCTTTTAATCCTTTCTTTTTATGATCGGTGATTCGGTCTTTCAGTCCTTTCATTTTTTTCTTTCCCTTGTCAATGTCTTCGCTTGGGCCTTGCCCTGCTACAAATACCATGATAATCTCCTTTCAAAGTTTGGTAGGGGCGAAAGGGATTGAACCTTAAGTCACTCCCTTATAAAGAGAGCGCTCTACCATTGAGCTACACCCCCACGGTTATTTGTCGTTATAGAAATCGTAAGTTCCGTCCGCGACTTCTTTTATTAAAGGGTTGTCCGGGCACAGTTTAAATTCATCAGAAGTATAAGTACGAGCGAAAGTATTCGCTTTCATGCCGCACCATTCGCAAGTTTGCATTTGCTGATTATCCGGAATTCCCCAACAATGACTTTCAATAACCCAACCGCCGAGTTGAGCTATAAGTACTTTATCCCTATCCTTTTTTTTCTTCAACGTTTCTTTATTAATCAGCATTTCGCCTCCTTTTGATTTTTCGTCCTTTGACTAACTTCACAATTGACTGTTTTCCATTATGTCTAACTCGCCAGACTTTATCGCAGAATTCAATTAGTTTATCCAAATGACTAATGATAATGACTTGGAACTTGAGCTCTCGACTCAACGTTTGGAGCATCGTCCCTGCCATTTCGATAAGATCGCCTGTACGAAGGAACGGCTCATCGAGGATAAATAGGTTCCGAGTACGCGGAGAAGATATAGTCCAAAGAACCACGCGAAAAGCAAAACTAATGACATCAATAATACTACGCCCCATTTCATCCTTCGGAACAAACTCACTATCGCCTTCCTTTATAACAGGTACGAATTTAGTTTTATTTTTCTCAGGACTTTGCAATTCAAAAGTAAAATTCCGCTCCGTGAAAACAGAACGGATAGCCATGGACAGAAGCGACTCGACCCTTGTTTTGACTTTGATCTGGACTATCTTTGCAACAGTGGTTATAACATCCAATGCCTCTGAATAATCCAATAACTCAATAGTCAATTTTTTTGTCTTCTTCTTCTTTTTCCTTTTGTCTAAAAGGAGAGTCGCTTTTTTAGCGATCAGAAGATTATAGTCTTGCCTAAGAGAGTGCATTTTTAATATCCCTAATAAGTTCCTTTGCTTCAAATTCCATTTTCTTTTTCTTCTTCTTTTTCTTGGAAACTTTCCCATCTATATCTTCAAGAAACTCTTCCACTTCTTCCGGATCAATACCATAGTTATCTTTTAGATCCTTAAGGAATTTGTCAAGTTCTCTTTTGTAGATTTTAAGATTCGTAATTAAGGAATCAATATCTTTTTTTAAGTCCTCAAGATTCGTCTTCAATGATCACCTCCGATAAAATATTCTTCACCCTTTTATTTGACTTCCTTCGATTTAACTCTTTTTCAATTTCATCGTATAAGTCAATGTGCGTAGAATCATCATCCTTAAGGGCAATAGTGAAGTCTTCCAAACCTGTATCAATAATTAAGTTATCTTGTAAATGCAATCTATCAATTACTTTCTCCGCTGGCTTGTGTCTTAGAATTTTTCTTTTTATTTCGTTTGTTTTTAAATTGTATAAATAACAACAAGGTCTATGAGTCAAGTTATATTCATCGGCTTTTAACCGCATCATTGGACCGGTATTGATTATATGAGATTCGCCTCTTTTATAATAGAAATGTTTATGAACATCGCCGGCCAGAACGAGATTCCATCCCTTATACTTTCGCAGGAAATACTTCGCCCCAATATACTTGTGATCTGGAAATAAAGCCTTATCGCTTATACTCTTGTGGATAACAAGAATGTTTTGTTTTCCTTCTGGTTTCGGTATTTCTTCGCCATGGGCGCAACCATATATATAGAGAGGACCATCGCCATCCTCATGAATGGACGGCTGTTCATTACCAAGTATTTCAACAAGCCCAGCTTTATATAAGACTCCAAAAGAAGTTGGAGTTTTAGTTACATCCGTTCGCATATACTTATCATGTTGTCCGGGCACAGTATAAATTTTTACATCAGGAAATTTTTTAAGTAAAGTCATTAAATTAAATAATAAATGCCAGTCCCGTGCGGATTCCAAGAAGTCCCCAGCTTGAAGTATATCCGCATTGTGTTTGTCTGCGTACTTTAATACTTCCTTAAACTTTCTAAGGAACGTCCGTAGAACGTTATCCCTCCTACCGATAGGGCTACGACTGGTTCCGTGGACGTCGCTTAATAGTACGAAGTTCATTAGTTATCCTTTTTACATCTTTCATTGTTATCGGGTGGAAACACGTTGGACATTTCTTTTTCTTTTTCAACGCTGACCCGTATTTTTTGATAGTCCTTGCTAACTCTTTCTTCGCAAGAGCTATTTGATTTCTATGAAGGTGAATACTCATTAGTAATTCTTTTTGATCTTTTAACGACTGTATTTCGCTGTTACACTTTTCGATCCATTTGATATACTTCAATGCTTTCTTCGCATCTTTAGCCCACACAAGGGTCTGTTGCGTATCTTCTATCTTTGCTGCCAAGTCTTGGACCTTGAAGTATTGATTTGAAAGACTATCGATCGAGTTATCAAGCTTTTCGATTTTAGATATTTTTTCATCAATATCTTCAAGGGTTTTAAACTTTCCAAGTTCATCATTGATATCTCTAACATCTTCATTTAAAACTTGAATCCATTTTTTTAAACCGAGGACTTTACTTCTTATTTTCTTTTTCCACTTGTCAATATTTTGCATCCTCGTGGCACGGTTAATAGCCTTCGATATTTCTGCTGAAGATGAAGTAATTAAAAAAGGTTGAGAATATTCGTCGTGAATATTTAACGAGCCCATATTAATGGCACTAACTACTTCATCAGGAACGTCGCGATTTAAGGTACTGAAAGGCTTACCGTTTAACTTGTACATCGCACTTTTAGAACTTTGACCTCTTTCAAAATAAATATCCGCATCATCGAAAAGTGCGTGGACAGAAGTTTTATCACCCTCCGCAAAGTCGCTGTGATAGCGGAATCCCAGCGGTCTATAATTCTTCAACAGGAAAATAGCCCGAAGTAAATTTGTCTTCCCACTCTGGCCAGTTCCAATAATGCCATTGAGGCCGGGACTAAATTCGAGTTCCGTATCTTCGTGAGAACGGAAGAATTTAACTTTGAGTTTTTTTAGCATGATCTTTTTGTGCTTTCCTCATCCTTTTAATACTTTGAATTTCGGCTCTGATTTCCTTTGCTATTTTGCGAACCTCTTGCATAAAGGATCTTGTGCGTTTCCCGGCTTGTATGTTTCCCTTGTCGAATTTGATGGTATCAGTTTTAGCTCCCAAAACAACTTCCATCAAATCGGCAAGCATGCCCTCAATTTTCTTTGGTCTTCCCATGCTATCTCCTTATAGATTAAAAGCCTTTATCCATCGTCTTATATATTTTTTACCCAGAAATGATCTGAAATTATTTTCGCGGAATAGGCGGACAAAACGAAACTTGCTAAAGGTATTTCTTCTAAGTAACATGCGTGGAATCTTTTGTCCGGGGAATGGTAATTTGATTAACTTATAATTTCGCTCGATTGTGGTCTGGCCTTTCGCTGAAACTATACGGTCATAAACTTTGCCTTTTGTTAATTGGCCTATATGATATTTTAAAGCGTTTGACTTAGGGTTTTTAGGATCAGAAACACCTTCAACTCCGGGAACCTCGTCAGAACTGCATCCGCCGATTGCTTTCACCTTTGCCCATTCGTTTGGGTTGATACCATATTTATCTCTGAACATTTCTTTGGTGAAGTATTTCTTGTCCTTATAATTCCATATCTTGCAATAATTCAGAAGCTGAAACATATCATTATCATTGCTGATAAGAATTACTTCATTTCCTTCCCGATGTAAACGCTTTGTCCAATAGGCAATTAAATCATCTGCTTCCCACAATTTAAAAACCCATGTGTTATGAAATCCAAGGTAAGGAAGAGTATTATAATTTAGATTTATCCGCTGGATCAGCATGGCATCGCGGTCAATTTTTTCTTCAAAAGTCAATTCATTATAAAAGGCTCCGCGTTTTTTCTTATAGTCGGGAAACATATTGTGCCTGTGAGTCAAACCGGCATCCCAACAGAAAAACATTCTTGTAGTATTAAACTTTTCTGCGTAGCCCAAGACATAACGGAGAAAGCCATAGGTTACCCCTGTAGGATAACCGTTATAGGAAAGCGCACCGACAGTATGAAAGGCAGCGTATGACAGAGCCGGACCGTCGATGACTAATACTTTAGAATCTTGCTTTCCTCTTAGTGACTTCATCCTCAAAGAGTTTTTCAATTTTGTTCCACTTCTTTTCCGTCTTTTCAGCAAGCGCTTCTTCACGATCATTCTCCTCTACATATTTAACGAAGTTTGCTCGTTTCTTGAATTTCTTCTTGTCGAATCTTATGACATTTTTACCCCAGAGAAAATCTGCCATGGAATTAATATCGTCAAGGCCATAGTCATATAATATAGTAAAACGACTGTCTCTAAAGGGTTTGGAGACCTTAGAGCGTTCAACTTTTACTTCACTAATGATTCCAAAGACTCGCTTGGATTTCTTTTTGGTTTTTCTCAGCTTTTCCACTTCTCTGATCCATGCGACCTGGTGTGTATAAAAGTCAAGTGCCTTTCCACCGGCTCGATATGTTTTCTTTCCAAACGTGGCGCCGATCTTTACCCTGACTTGTGAGATAATCATCAAGGTGGCATCGTATTTATTACTTTCAAGTTGACTGGCAACAGCAGCGAAAAAGGAACTTGAGTATTTTTGCTTTTCCAAATTATAGGAACCTTTTTCTTCTGTATCATTTTCTACTGCTTGTTCAAAACGCTCAATATCTTTAAATGACTTAATGGCATCCCAGCTATCGAGGATATACAGAAGGAACTCTCCTCTTTTTAAAGCCTTGACTCTCCTATAATAATCCCTCCCAAATGCTTCAACGTTTTTTGTGGTTATCCATTCTACTTCATCAACGAACGGACATTCCCACTTTCCAGTTTTTGGATTCTTTCTCCCATACATTTTTTCCAATGGGAAATCCATAACGCCTTCACAGTTATTATAAACGATGATAAGCTTTTTGACTTTAGGAAATATTTTACTTTTAATTTTTTTGATATACTTCCAAGCCCAAAAACAACATTCCAAAGCAAGAAGTGTTTTCCCACTACTACCATCACCGACGATATTACAAATACGCGATCTGGCCCAACCGCCTTTAGGACCTTTGCCGGATAAAGCTAAATTCAAACGAGTAGAACCTGAATGGATAAACTCAACACGATCATTTGGATCCATGGATCTACCTTTTCGCCTTAGGATTTTTCTCACGCTCGCAACGTCGGCTTGTTTGTTATGCCGAACTTTTCGCCGTTTGATTTTCCGCATCACATCTCCTTGTGGAGGGTGGCAGGGCGAATGGCCAGTATAAAGGGATCGGATGGATATGGGTGAGGGTTAGACCCATAAACCCTTTACTTTCCGCCCTGCCACGATCGGTTATAAATGGAGGCAGGAGAGGCTGAGTCCCATCGACGCCAGAGCCTTTTCAGGCTGCGCTCAGCACCGTCGCTGTCCCTTTCGGGCTCTCTTGCCAAGACCGTTATAGATCGAGTTCGTCAATGACCTCTTCGTGCAAATCATCAAGATCATCTTTATCGAAATCGTCCAAGTCAATATCGAGGTCTTCGTCTTTAATGACTCTTTTCAATTTCTTGTAATTCATCTTTTTGATTTGCTTCTTGGTGAACTTAGGTTCATCGTCATCATCATCATCGTCATCATCGTCATCGTCATCGTCATCGTCATCATCGTCATCGTCGTCATCGTCGTCATCATCATTGTCGGCATCGTCATCATCGTCATCATCGTCATCGTCATCATCGTCATCGTCGTCGGCATCTTCCAGTGCCTCCGCGATTTTTTGTTTGACGTCGTCGACATCGTCCTTTTTCTTGATTTTGACTTCAAGATCATTTTCGTCGATGAACTCTTTTAGCTCATCCATATCTTCGCAGTCATCGAGCTGTTCAATCAGATCATCGTCGTCATCATCGTCATCATCATCACGATCACGAGCTTTTTTCGACTTCTTGTCGTATCCGTAGTATGCCTTGTAGATTTCATCGTAACTGGGATGGATGACGATTCCATCAAGAATTTGAGCTTCATCCAGAATGTCTTGATCGATTTCATAATCCCGATCATCGAAAGCATGACCTTCGAAACTGGGATAGTCATTTTTCGATTTGGCCGGCTCAATTTTAAAGGTGACGGATTTCCCGTTTTTAATATCCACGAAGTTGACGTCCTTCTTCTTCTTTCCCTTCCTTGAAGGACGCTGGCTTAGTGCCACCAACTTCTTTTCCATATAATGCCAGCTAACATCCCAGACCTGTACACCTTTATCCTTTTCGCCACGATCATAGCAAAGGACATTATAAAGGTTGCGACGTTTCGGCCAGAGTTTGTTGGCCTTTTTATCTCTGCCCTTTTCAAACAGTGCCTGTTGATGTTCGCAGACAGGACACTTTTTGTCATAAGTTTTTTCCGGGCAAAGCATAACCTGATTCTGGGCGCCGAGGTTTGTATGGCAATAGAACTCGAAAGTGTATTGCTCTTCGCCCCGAGCGTCGGGATCCGGGTCTTTCTTGCCTGCGAAGTAAGGAACAATATCTACGATGTGATCACCATCTTTAGGTCTCCAAATCTGGAGATCAAGACTTTCGTCGATAATGGTTTTAAATCTTCCTTTACTTCTCTCTTGACTCTTTTTAATCCGTTTTTGGAGAGCGCCACTCTTCATCTTTCTGCGTTTGCGGCTACTCTTCAAACTCTTTTTCTTTTTCTTTTTGGACTTTTTCGACCTCGCCATAGCAAGCCTCCTTGTCCCTGCAAAACATACAGGGAATTTTATAGTTAATCAAACCTTCCACGACACTTTTCATTACAGCCAATGTTCCAATTCTACAAGCTATGTAGATAAACACCACATAAATAAAAATATCGACTATCCTATTAAATAATTCCGAGAATGTTATAGTCATTTTTGTCTCCTACTAATCTTCCTTCTTTTTAATCCCGTGCTACGACGGATTGCGTCTTTGACTCTCCTTTCTGCTTCTTCTTTGTGAGCCATTGGAACCTTTGGATCAGCAAAGTGGAGTTGCACGTTTAAAGATGTAAGTGATTCTAACATATTCTTCCGTTGCTGGAAAGACTTCTTAGCTTCGTCAAGAGTTTTCTCATCTCTCAATGCATCCATATAACGGCGAAAGTATTTTTTGACTCGTTTTTGTTTAGATGCAATTGCCTTGGCGATAAAATCAGAAACCTTTTCTCCAGCATCATATACTTCGGGATCACGTTTAATTTTATTAACCATTAAGCCGAGGACTATTTCGTATTTATTCTTTGCTTCTTTAGAATCGACTTCCGCGAATACCGCCTTTATAGCCCAGTCATAGTAGAGCTGCGGTTGTTGAACGAGTTCTTCATCCAGATTATACCGGTCAATTTTTAGGTCTTTTATATAAGTCATGAATAGGTACCATTTCTAAGTATATAACATTTGAAGCAGAGGGAATTATTTTAATGCAATTCATAATATTCCCGGCTGCCATGATTCGTAAAGTGTTACCTTCCATTTGGAGGTGTAGCAATTCGGTTTTACTGATTATTAAGTCAAAGCGATTCTTCCACCTGTTTTCAATATACGGATATTTTTTTCTTCGTTTGATTTTTCTCCTTTTAATTTTTCTCATCATTGATCCTCCATTATTATATGTCGCAATAAAAGACTTTGCGTTTTTAACTCATGTAGCATTTCAAATAGCAGTAAGTCAGTAACAGTACTTGACTTCAACCAAGCCCCATCTTTAAATCGGACAAAAATTTGATCATGGTGTCTCGATATGTGCATGTCAATTTCTTCTTGTTGTTGATTTTTGCTTCCGTGTTCTCCGCCTCCGTTGCCTCCTCGATTCGCCATTTACTTCTCCTCCTTTTGACTATACCAATTTCGTAACATAGGAAGATTTTCGATATCGTCAGAGTTTCCTGGCATAGCCTTCAAAGGTTCCATTCCACATAGCCAAACCGGGACATTTTTGTATTTCTTTTTTGCAAGCCTTTTTGAAATACAATTAATACAAAGTAGTCCGCCTCCATTACCTGTTGGTGAAATATCATTCCATACTTTATCTGGAATAATTGCTTCAATCCAACCTTCACCTCCATATTTTAACCCGCAATCATAACATTTAGCCATTTCATCCTCCTAAAATAATTCATCCCCATCACCCGCAGCCCAAAAATCAATATAGCCACATATAGGACATTCGATAGTTGTCCAAATCCCGTTCTCGTTGACTTTCATGTCAACCATACCTGTTTCACCAGAAGGACATTCCGGAAACTCCCGGTTTGCTTTTGCCTCATATCTGCTTGGGTCTGCCCATTGGTGTTTTGGTTTAAGCTTCCACCTATTGGGGCAGGGCATTCTTCGAGTATAGTTTGACTTGTGATAAACATTATTTCTTGATTCCATTAGTAATTGATCTGCATAATCTTTGCTCATTTTTTAATCTCCTATAACTATATTATAACACGTTTTATGCTTTCATATCCGGTCCCATTATCCGCAACAGCTTCACAAAATTTTTCATCCCTGCTAAGAAATGCATCTCATTATCTCGGTTGTGAAGTACTGCTGAGGGATGTATACACCACGCGATCCACGCACCATACTCTTCTGACCAAGTTGTCTTCCCGGACATACTAATGATTCCACTTGATCGTTTTAAGAAGTACTGCAGATTAGTATTTCCATAAGCAAGAATTAATCTTGGCTTAATTTCTTTTAACTCGTGGTGAAGGAACTTATCTCCACAAATTTGAATTTGCTTCTTATTAGGTTTCCCGCTATTTGACGGATAGCATTTCCCCATATTTGTAACATGAAACATCTTCCGTTTATAGCCTTTCCGTTTTAAGTACTTCCAAACCTTTTTTCCAGACGCCCCAACGAAACCTTCTCCATCCCGATCTTCTTCAAATCCGGGCGCTTCACCATCTATAGGTACGTTCCAAATCCCCGGACTGGGCCCGACGGGTGCATCGCATTCATCTCGTAATTCGCAACCATCACATCTTTTTAAATCCAGATCAGATCTGAATCTTTTCTTCCTAATAAGCTTCCTCTTCTTTGCGAGTTTTCTTAACTCATTATGATCGCCTTGCAGGATGGCGTCTAAGCGGTCCAATCTTATCTTCCCATGAAATAGCTTATAAAGTTTTGGATAATTTTCTTTCGGATTAGTCACAACCCGAAATTCAAATTTACTTTTGACTTCGTCTGTAATTTGCACTGGATCATTATAGTTATATGCACCGATGGAATCAAGTAATTTTCCAAGGCTTCCTTTATGCTTTATGACTTCATCAGATTCTTGTTTATTAAAAAACTTTTTTATTCCTACGTTTTTATCATTTGTTTGTGAAGCCTTAATAGCTTTGACAGGACCGATAGTTTTTACTTCAACAAATGGAATATATAATTTTTTCTCCCTCGCAATCCAAGTTGTCGGATCGCTAATACCTACCTTGGGCAGAACGAGAGTTAAGCCAAGTCTATAAGCTTCCTCGATCATTTCCGCTTTTTTCTCTTTGGAGCCGTAAGTCAAACTTGCGCATATAAATTCGGTTGGAAAGTATTTCTTCAACCATGCGCACCAATAAGCAATGATTGCATACTCAACACTGTGCGCTCTATTGAAACCATAGTGTGCCCACTTTTGTAAACCTTCCCAAAATGTTTCTGCTTCATCTTTATCGAATATCTTTTTCTTTATGCAACCTTTAATGAACTGGCGCTCGTATTTTTTAAATTCTCTTTTGTCTCTCTTTTTACCAATTACTTTCCTTATGTTATCCGCAGTACTATAAGGCAAGCCGGCGATCTTATGAATTACTTCCATGACTTGTTCTTGATAAACTAACATTCCATAAGTATCGCCTGTAATTTTTTTATAGGTCTTATGTGCAGACCATCGCTTGCCATGTTTCCGTTTTACATATTCAGAAGTCATACCACTTTGAAAAGGCCCAGGTCTGACGAGGGCCACAGCATCTGAGATATGCTTAAATTTTTCGATTCCCATTTCTTTAATAAGGTTGGAGGTAGCATAAGTATTTAACTGGAAAAGACCGACAGTATTCCCATCGTTAATTTCGCTAAGCACCTTCTCGTCTTCGATGTTTATTTTCGTTAAGTCAATATTTTTGTTATAGTTGATTTTAATAATCCGCATCGCTTCTGCAAGAATGGAAAGTAATTTTAGAGCCAAGGCGTCCAACTTCATTAAGCCGACATATTCTGTATCTTCCTTTTCCCAGTTGATAAGTAAAGTTCCGTCTTTATCCATTAATACGCAACGGCCGGATTTACCTATATCTTCATTGGACACGACAAGCGCAGCGGCATGTTGTCCATAGCCACGTATCTGCCCTTCGATTTTCTTGGCATACTTAATAACGATAGGATAACGATCTGCAAAATCCTGTGCCTCTTCATAATTGTCAATGGCTTCCTGTATTTTATCTGGATCTTCGCCGCCATCGTCAATTAATTTATTAAAACTATTTACTTCACCATGTGGAACCTTAAATATTCTGGAAACATCTTTTATAACCGACCTTGCTTTCATCCGATTATAACTACTTACTCCCGCGACTTTTCCACTTCCGTATTTTTCTTCAAGATATTCTCTAACAAGGTGTCGCTTGTTATGTTCAAAGTCAACGTCAATATCTGGATAGTCAACACGATCTTCACTGATAAAACGGCTGAAAGGAAGGTTGTGTTTTATGGGATCGACCGCAGTGATTCCAATGAGATAACAAATTAAACTGCCGCCAACAGAGCCACGACCTGGGCCAACAAGAATATCATTTTCTTTACACCAATGTACTAAATCCCATACGATCAGAAAATACCTGACAAATTTCTTTTTGACTATAAGCCGATATTCCTCTTCAAATCGACTATGATATTTGTGGCTGTTCTTGATCTTTTTTTCAAATTTATTTCGGTATCCTTTGTAGACAAGTTTTCTAAGGAAAACATTTTCTTCACCCGGATTGACTTCCTTAAGGCGAGGCAAATTGACTTCCTGTTTTGGGATTCTAAAATCAGAACACTTCTCACCAATCTCCAATGTATTATAAAGGTATTCCTTTTTATAGAATCCCAAATTCCGCAATGCCCTTTTCATTTCTAAGGCAGTGCGAAGATGAAGATTTCTAATTGCAAACTTCCATCTTTTAGGATCATCCCATGTGGCTTTAGTTTGGAGGGCAAGTAAAACTTCTTGCGCTTTATAGTCTCCGCGACTTATGTAATGACAGTCGTTTGTGGCAATTATTTTTGAGCCGGAATCCCTTGCTAAATAAATGACATCATTATTGACTTCAACTTGCCTCTTCATTTTATGTGGCATGACTTCGCAATATATGTCGTCAGGAATGCTGCTATGCAGGGCTCGCCATAAATCAATACCACCATCCATTTCCACAAACGTACTTGTGCAAGCTGTGCCAATACAGAGTCCTTTGAAGTGGTTGAGCAACCAGTCATATTGGATTCTCGGCCTATAATAAAAACCGTCAAGATTGGCCATAGTCATTAACTTACAAAGGTTTTTAAACCCTCGTTTATTCTTAATCCAAAGGGTCACATGTCCATTTTTTCTTTTCTTTGCTTCAACGTCTTCAACCATATATGCTTCACAGCCGAGAATCGGTTTTATTCCATGGGCATCACATGCATTTTGGAATTTAATCAATCCATCCATTTTTGCATGGTCAGTAATTGCCAAATACTTATAACCGAGCAAAGCAGCTTTACGAGCATAGTTATCTACCGTGCCGAATCCATCTAAGTGGCTATACTCGGTGTGGACATGCAAGTGAGCGAAGTCAGCGTTTATCATGCTGCTGCCTCCTCCATCTTTTTAAGCTTTTTGAGATGGAAGTTAATGTACTTCATTTGAGCCGATGGCGCTGCCTTTTTGATTTTAGCAGCAAGTTTCATCTTGGAAGCAAGATAGTTATAACGTCTTGTCAATCTTATAATTGACTTCCCCAATCCATCTTCCTCTTCCAAATCAATTAAGCTCCTGATGTTTCCCTTCATGTGCTTTTTCATTTTTTCTCCTTTGCTAATGTAGACATTTGCCAAATTGATCTTCCGCCCCAATCAGAATGTGATTCATACGTTCCGCATTCTGGGCACCAGTTATGGTAGGTGCTAATATCTCCCGGTATGCCAGTACTTGATGAAGCTATTGGCAGCATTTTTTTACATTTGCATTTTGGATTTGGACATTCCATCTTTTACTCCTCCTTTAAATCAAACCAAGTTAAAAGGCCAGAATTACTTTGCGGTTCAAAGAATTCCCGGTGAACAGGCATAGCCAGAGGCTCTCCAGCCGTCGCTCGCTGGGCAATACTATAGGTTGCCCGTGATGGTTCTGGAAGTGACTTCTTTCCCATCTTATCAGGAAGAAAGCCAACCCTATAACTAATGGCATCACACCACTTACAGGGAGTAAAGTCTCTACTATTATTATACAGTATTTTACGGCATGCGTTGAAGTAGCGGTTGTTCCAGATTTTTTGAAGTGGTTCTTCCAAAGCATTGCCACACTTGTACCACCCAACAAAGTCATTGCAGCATATAGCTATATTGCCATCCCATCTAATACTTAACTCTCTAAATGGTTTGGCACATCTTTTCATCATTGGAGCTCTTCTTGGAAGAGAAGCACAACCGCAATGGTTGTTCAGTTTTGCATGTGTGCCTTTCTTCGCTTTGGAAATATCTTCAACAAATATAATATGGTGATCGTTTATCTCATATCGGTTGTGCGGTGAATACTTCTTCTCCCTTGGATAATGGTGATAGGCCAAGTCTTCCCGCGAAAGCTGGTCAAGAATTTTCTTGCTAAAGGGATTGTGTTGATAGTCATCTATAGCGATGACATTAATACCAAGGCCAAACAGAAGAAATTCCATTTTTTTCTTTGCGTTCCTCACAAGTTTAAAACCGTTTGTGGTTATCATCAACTGATTTTTAACATTTGCGAAAGCTGCAAATATTTCACGATGTAAAGGATTCGCTGTTGGCTCGCCGTGCATAGCAAATTCAATTTTACTATTCCATCCGGTCTGTTCAATGTTCGCTGCGATTGTCTTCGCATTGTCAAGAGAGAGGAACTTGTAACACCCTGCCTTCTCTCTTATACCTTTGATCCCACAAAAGTCACACATTAGATTGCAGCCCTCAGTCAATTCGATTTGGATAGTAAATGGAGATTGCTGTTTCATAGTATTCCTTTAAACCTTTCCTTTCTGGTTCGCATAGAAAACGCATCAAGATATGCTTTCTTCCATGCGACTTTTAAGTCATATTTTCTCCAACCCTCATTTGACTTTTTATCCGAAGCTTTTCTTTCAATAAGCCTTGTATGCTTCGGAAATAACTTGTGAACCGTTTTAATACTTTCCAATTGATTCTTATCGGTTCTATAAGTGGCACAGCCACCTTTAGTCCCGGGAGTTTGGTGCACTGCATATTTATAAGTGATTCTATTCTTGTATCCGGCGGAAAGTAAACCGAGAGTTATTTGCATATCCGTTAAAAAGACAGAATGATCACAGCGAAGCCCCAGATGATAGAATAGCCAACGATTAAAACCGAAAACACTATAAACGTTTTGGACTTCCTTATAGTCAAGATCAGGTTGAGTAAAGTTAAGTCCACGAAAACTCATTCCAACCTGTCCAAGATTATCGTGCTTGAGCCAATCTGTTAATAAGAGGAACATATCTTTCACATCTGATCTTTTAGCTGGCCTGAGTTTTTTATCCAAATCTCGCCGGGAGAAAGTACAATCATCATCCAGCATAAAGATATATTCTTCCGGAGAAGATTCGATGATATACTGACGCTTATAGGCTATGCCTTTCTTGCCTACATGGACAATAACGTTTCGCCCTGCTTCCCGGAATTCTTGCTCCTCTTCTGGGTAGACAACGAAGCGAACCATGTTTCTGATTATAAGTGGAAGGGATTCATAAGTCTTCTGTTTGTGAATCCCACGATTATAAGTAAACAAATAAAAGCCAACATCTTTATAGGAATCCATTAGAAATACTCCGTGATTTTTTTCTTCCGCCCAGTTTTGAAAATCTTCTTCCACTGGATCTGAAGATCGGTTCTTGTTTTACTATCAAACCCTTTCCACTGAACTTTACTTTCCTTTTGAACAGGTTTGGCATAGCCCGGAAATTCTTTAGCTATAAGATGTGCGCTGATATGCTGCATTTCGCTTGTCCTATAGAGTGAGCATCCGCCCTCGTCCCCGGATTGCTTTTGACTCCAACAATACTGGTAAGTCACGCGGTTGGCATAGCCAAGTTGAAGTAAAGATAAGGTCACTTGAAAATCTTCCATAACAAGGCGTCGTTTATGCTTGCGCTCAAGATAGTCAAAGGCAATACCGTATTTCCTTTTTAACTCTTTCATTTTCCTGACATTATAACCGTAAGCATTATTCATCCGGGTGACATCAATAAAATCTTCATCGATCCGATTATTGCCAAATCTTTGACTGATGCCGACATGCACAAATCCGTCTTCGAGCCAGTTTAGAAGAAGATCAAACATCCGCTTCAAATCTTTACTACCGCAGCGGACAAGCTTTCCGTTTGCACGGACATCGAACTGCATATCGTCGTCGAGCATAAGAGCATAAGGATAAATGGAGTTTTCCAGAATCCATTGTCTCGTTTTACTTATGCCTTTTAGTGGACACTTTAAAACATTCTGTTTTCCATAGCGACGTCGGTAAGCGACTGCATCCCTTTGATCGACAACAATGAAAGTGTTTTTCTTCCATGACTTAGGAATACTTTCAAACGTGGGCTGATTGTCTTTCCTCCTAAAGCTTGGAATAAAAATCCCTAATCCCATTCGATTGCCTCCTCTCATTTTTTATTTTGACTTCGATCCTGTCAATTGTTTTCCAATCAAGAAACGATGGTTTATGGAGAGTAAATTTTCCCATACGATCTGGCAACAGACCTATTCTATATAAGCGATTGTCGCAACCATAACAAATAGTGAAGTTCCTTCCTTCATGATGAAGTATTCTTCGGGCAGCTTTGAATTTTCTATGCTGCCAAATATTTTCAAGCGGCATATCATGTATATTGACTATGGCATGTTCGTGTACCCAGTCATAACAACACAGTAAAACCATACCATCATTTGCTATATTCAATTCTCTAAATGGTCGATGGCAGGTCTTCTTTGCATATTTATAATTAGGTGGCCCTGCGTTGCATGCAGTATTGCTTAAACATCGCTCCTTGATCTGAGCTTTACTTATATCAGGATACACAACTACATAATGATCCTTTGTGGATGGCTTCGTATACGTAGGCATTTCAGGGTACACGAATACTTTATACTTCCCTTTATACTTCTTCAAAATTTTAGGAACGAAGCCGGAATGCTCGTAGTTATCTAAAGCAATAACATTTACATACTTCAAAATACGATCTATCCTCTTCGTTGGATCCTTTAATAACGGGCCACCATTTGAAGTAGTAAAGATATATGACTTAGGAAAAGCTTGTCTCAATTTCCTAAAATACTTCACATGATTTTTATTTAATAAAGGTTCACCATGCCCCGTACATTCAATCTTATTAGTCCAGCCGGTGATAGTCAACTGTTCTATTATAACATTAAATGTTGCCTCCGTCATAAACTTCAAATTCCCCGGTTGTTTGCGAATACTGTGGATAGGACAGAAGTCGCAATATAAATTACATCCCTCCGTGAACTCAAGTTTGACATGGGTTGGCGGCAATTGTATTTTAAGAATGGGCTTCATGAATTTTTGCTTTCCATTTTCTGATTAATCCTATGATTGTGCAAACAGGACACCAAGTCAAAAGCTGATGGTTTTTCTTCCATAGTTTTAATACTGGTTCCTTTACAATGTAATCGACCCATCCATTGTTTCGGCCAGTATGTATCAACGGATGAAAAACAGCATGAGCAAAATTTAATACTTTCATAATTTTAACCCCTCCTTTTTTAATACATTATTTAGTCTCACATAGACTTTACTTTCTTTCACACCTTTATAAACCAGTTTGTCTTTTTCATCAAAAGTAATAACAGGCCTACCGCGAAAGTTTTTATATCTCATAAGTAAAACTGCTGCACAATGATTTTGACTTCTCCTCCAACCGAAAGAACCTTCGGCCACTACGTCGCCCACCCTCTCCGGCACTTTAAAATTCTTAAATGACTTAGGTATAAAGTCTTCATCAGCGAAGACATTGCATTTGTCTCGCTCAATACCAAACTTTACTCCCCTTGCAAGCGACATAATTTCTTTCAAATCTTTCAACTTGAATTCATGTGTTTTGATATAGAAATTCTGAGTGTTAATTGGATCATAGTCATCGTGCACATAACCCGCTTTCTTGCATTCGTCAAATATAGGTGTCCCGTGGTATAAACGGAAGTACTGCGGGGAAACCCACGAAAATTCCTGTGTCACGTCGATGATAGTTTTTAATACTTTGGAAATGGTATCAACAAACGGATAGCCAAGTATAATAGTGGTCGGCCGGAACTTCTCATACCTACTCCAATTCTCCATTGCTGCTTTCCAGTTTTCCAAAGTAAAGTCTTTCCCCATGTGAGCTAATACTTCTTTATTCGAACTTTCCAACGGATAGCACATGTTCCTAAAACCAGCTAACCACATCAATCTGCTCACCATTTTATCAGCAGTAACATACATGGGAACTCCGTGGATTATTTCAAATCTTAGCTTCTCTGGAATAGTGTTGATAACATCTTTACAAATTCTTCTAAGATATTTAATTCCTTTACTGCCGGGACAGAGATTATCATCTTCGATAAGGAAATGTTTAGCACCCCATTCCAAGCGATACCAATTAATTTCAGCAATGACTCGTGGCACACTTTTTGCTCTCCACTTTTTTCCGGACTGTTTATGAACGACACAGAAGGAACACCGATGCGGACAGCCACGACTAAAAGTCACATACATTTGCTTTGTCTTCCGATAATAACTTTCGTCAAGAAGTAATTTCTTTCTCGGGAAGGGCAGTGAATCCATATCCTGAACAAGGTCAAACAAGACTATACGAGGCGTTGATTTCTTTTTACCGGAAATATACTTGTAAAAAGATAACTCACTTTCACCCATAAACACATGACTTACATCGGCATGCTTCAAAACATGCTCTGGATAAAAAGTGGCGTGGATGCCTCCCATTACAACATCCGCATCCGGCTTTATCTTCTTGATAAGCTTGACTAACTTATAAGCTCCAGTATAATTCGAAGACATCATGGATGAAACCCCGATAGTATTATGGTATCTATCAAGATTGAGTCTTAACCATAATCTCATTTGAAGATCGGTATATCCCCAGCGAAGATAAGTTGGCTGTCCAGTATCCAGCTTTTCCGGCCGAACCGTTTTATGTTTTTCTGGCGGATAGTGAAAATCTTTGACTGCTGCCTCGATCCCTTTACTTTCTAAGTATGCAGCCATGTAAAGCGGACCGAGAGGAAAAGGCGGTCGTGGATTCCAGTACAACTTACCTTCGTACGGCGGATAAAGTAGTAGCACGGGTTTCATCGGTTTCTCCTATTCTTCTATTAGGGTTATCTGTATTTGTGGATCGTTTAATATTTTAAACTGCATGTTTTTAATTGACTGATTGACTTTCTCCTTTGCCCCAGCTTTAGCTTGTTTTAGTACCTGCCATATTTCAGTATCGGCGCTCCAAGTATCAGGCAATTCAAGTTCCACCAATACTTGCGCCACTGCTATTGCTCTTACTTTCTTCGGTTCGTCAGACTTCATTTTTTTCTCCTTTACATTTCCTTTATATTTTTTAGTTTTTCATCTCCCCATTTAATATCAAGAATATATGTTTTTATAATTTTGCCAAAAGGTGCTCCGGTTTCTGTTCCAATTGTAACTTCATAAATAGGATAACCAGTTTGTTTTAAAAAAGTATCCATTGCCTCTTGTAAGTCATTTTTGAAATTGCTTAATGACTCTTCAATTAAATCTTTTGGTGTCTGGTCTTCCATCATTCCTCCTCTCTAAGTTGTTAAGTCAATCCCTTCATCGCTCCAACGATCCTCGTATTCGCTTGGTATATACTTGTATACGAGGTTCTCATCTTCGTCAGTAGTAAATGGAAGAATCTTTCCGTTGAAGTAATTCCTGGGATTCCCAGGACTTCTCAGATTATTCCAGACCGTCCGTGCTATGTTTATATAACCTATTTTATATCTTTCACTGGCGGTCTTATCAGAAACGCTTACATGATCTTGGCCAAGTATAACTGATTTTAAATAGGTATCTTCATCAGGTTTAAATACGTGCTTAAAGCGGAACTTATAAATCCTTCCACTTGTTTGGTATACTCTTCGTGCTTCCTTTAAATGATAAGTCAATTGGTTCTTCGTCCAGTTCTGCATTTCCTTATTTTCAGGATACTTGTCTGGCATGCCGCAGCAGGAACCAGTCATATTTAACTCTTTGAAGTCAGGGTCACTGCAAGCGAAGATAATATCATTTTCCAAACAAAACTTATAAATGGTCTTAACGAATCTTTCCTTAACAAGTCGATTCAAACGGAGATAGCCACCTCGCTCGCTGGGACTAAGCGCCTTAAAGTACTTCATAACATCTTTGACACCGATTAATTCACCAAGCCATTTATATCTTTTCATCAATGCTTCATTTGACCGAGAGTCAATAGCGGTAAACTCCATTGAGATAGCTTGTATTCCAGCTTCCAAAGATTTCTCCAATAACTCGTCTATACCTTTGTCTGTGACGCCTATGATATAAGGTCTAAGGCGAAGTATAGTAAAATAACCCATGTCACCTAATAACTTCATTGCCTTTAACCGCCGGCTGGGGACAGGCACACCGATTTCTACTTGTCTCGCCATATCATCATTGCCAGTAACCATGCTGATTTGAAATGCGAAATTCTTCTGGTCAGCATACTTTTCAAAAAGCTTTGTAAACTTAGGACGGAAAACGGCTGACCCTTTAAAGCTAAATAAAGTAGGATATGACTCTTCGGCCAAAGCTTGAATTATCTTATACCCTACATCGTTTGCCTTTTCAAAGTTGCAAAACGGATCAGCCATTCCACCCCAGTGAAACAGAAACCGCTTCTTGATGAAGTGTTTATAAATACTTCGCTGACGGGAATCTCCGGGGTTTCCATGGATTGTGTCAATAGTCTTTTCCCAATTAACAGAGTGGAGCTTTTCGTTAAAGCTGGTGTTAGTTGTTTTAAACATATATGCAAAACAATAGGTGCAGCCAAGCGAGCAATGACTATAGTGATCGAAAGTCATAGGCATGCTGCAGTCCATATATTCCGAAGATATACGTGGGCTGATGTAATGCCGCATCGCTTTTTCATCTCCCATAACCAAGCCTTTGTTTTGCTTCACAAATGCTTGACTTTCCCTAATGATTTCTGTTCTAATTTTGTCTTTCATAATACAATCACCTTTCTTATGGTTTTAACAGAAAACCGTTTTTCATGCTTATCCCAAATGAGTCTGCCCTTATCGAACAGGCGAAGTACTTCCATAAGGAACTCGATATCGTATGAGTTATTATCAAGGTACTTATTGACTTTGAAGTAATCCGCAAACTTGTCGATCCATTCTTCCTCTGGGAATGTGAGAGTTATACTTCTCTTTTTGAACATGGACCGGCCCACTTTAGACCCTTTATAAACAGGAAGTGGAACAGGTTTTAAAAGTGCCTCTTCGATTTTCCGGACTTCCGCTTCGGATTTATCCTTAATTAAATCCGAAAACCTTTGCACAATAGTTGACTCCCGCGTTTTTCCAGAAACAACTTCAGTAAGGTCTTCCATTATTCTCCTTCCCTAAGTCCAAAATATACTTCTGGACTTTTACCTGATTTTTTTAATAGTTCAATCGTTTGCCTGGCATGTGCTTCCGAGCAACATAAATGACTCGAAAGTTTTTCTATCAGCTTTGCATTATACTTCTTGTTTCCTTTATTGAAAGCATACTTAATATAAGGTGCACTTCTCCTCGGTTTGACTCCATGTTTTAATAGGCTTTCTATTGCCCAGTTTGGAATCTTACCTTGATAGCGGTTTGCATTAACCGATAGAAGATAAGTTTCACGGAGGAAACTTAGAAATCTAATTAACATATAGATATTTTTAATTTCAATATCTCGTCCCTCCAATACTGCTTTTGCTTCATCCCATGGTTTCATTTTGGAACCCGACCGCAATCAAGATGGTTTGATGGTTTGTCGAAAGGCTTTCCGCAGTGATGGCAATCGGTGGACAAAGAACCGTTTGAAACTTGTACTTCTCTTATCATTGCCATTTTCATTTTTCTCAATTGTTCATCTATACTGCGGAGAAACTCCTTTTTTGCAGATTCAAAGTTAAGTGTAAATCCCGGGTGCAGTGGATCAAAGTCTGCAACTGTGACTTGTACTTCTTGTGCTTGATCCACTTCTCCTTTTTGTTCTCCATCGTCTTCTGCCCATAGTTTGCCGATATAGATAGTTGCCCATATATCACTCATAACTCACCTCCAAAGTTTATAGGTTTTCTCCCAAAGATAAAAAGGAGTAGCTGCTATATAGGCCACAGCTATTATTGAAAAATAAAGAAGAACAAATACCAATACTAATATTATGAACATTATCTTCTTCAAAATATTACCTCATAAATGACTTGTCAATAATTTCTTTTGAAACTAACTGAAATTCAAACAAGGCTTGAGCTAATTTTTTTACTTTCTTCATTTGGTTTTGACCCTGTATCCATAGAGTTGGGTCAATCAGTGGCCCCAAAGTATCCGCTTGGTCAATTGCGGAAATAAATTTTTGTAAAGGTAATTCACTGACAATTTGAGACATTGTAATTATTTTAGTTTGTGTATCAATATAATCTTTTTTGTCCATTAGAATATAACCTCCTTTTCCAAGGCGTCCATTATTTCGAGACAACAAGCACTGGCATTGATCTCACGGTCGGCAATGGTCTTGTCACGCCAAAGATATTCCGCAATAACAAGCGCGACCTGGGCCCTTTGTTCATTGTCTTTCAATTGGCCAAGGAAGTCATTACTGAATAAACCCTTATAAACCCAAGTGAAGTCAGTCAAGCCAACAAACGTTTCCCGCAGTTCTCCGATGTGGCCTTTTTTAATTAACTGGTATGTTTTGTCAATGTTAAACGAAGACAGAATATCTTCAAGCTTTAGAGTCCCGCTTATACTCGCTGCTTGCATGTTATTCATTATAGTCCTAACATCGGGGGCAAACCGTTTAACAAGTATGCGAAGAGTATCCTTGTTGAATTCGATATCTTCTTCTTCAAGGATACCTGCCATTAACTTATTTATCCGCTTAAACTTGAGCGAGTCAAATTTGAAAAGCATGCACCGGCTATAAATAGGTTCGATTATTTTATCAAACTCATTTGCCGTGAAGATAAAGCGACAGTTTTTATGGTATCGTTCAATGGTTCCTTTTAGTGCCATCTGGGCTTCTGGAGTCAATCCATCCGCCTCATCCAGAAGCACGATGTTTAACTTATTTTTTTTGGCACGTTGTGATCTGGCAAAGTGTTTGACTTTAGTTTTAATTGTCGCAATCCCACGATCAGAGGAACTCGCATTTAATATAAGCGAGGCAGATGCACATAGCCTGATAAGGATCATTCCCAAAGTAGTCTTTCCACTTCCAGCAGGTCCATGAAATAAAAGGTGTGGAATCTGCTTCTCTTTTATATACGTTTTAAAAGCTTTTTTATAAGATACAGGAAGCGAGAGCTGGCTTAACTTTGTTGCCCGATGCTTTTCATACCATATTAACTCTTTCATTTTTTCCTCCCTAATTCAATTTGATCGATAAAAAGCATCACTACCTTACGCACTCTCAACTCCAGCCATACTCCCATTTCATTTTTGGCTTTTTCGTTGGCTGCTTGAAATGCTGTTTTGCCATCGTATGTTTCGCCGACGACGTATATTTGACTGCTCCATATATTCCACTCGCTAAATGGATCTTTCTGTTCTAATACATATACGTCTTTCATTTTTTCCTCCGTTTAATAACTCGCTTTCCATGAGAGCGAAGCAGTTTATCGGATCGCAGTGCATATTTATAGATTTTAAAAATGGTCGCTACTTCATCCTTAGTTGGACCGAACTCTACCAACTCATCGAAAAAGGTTTTAAGAACTATATCATGTTTTTGCAAGCGGATAGAGATACGGTTTTCCTTATCTTTAATTGGTTCATTTGTTTCATCCCCCATATCATCTAATTCGAATCTCACACGGCAATGATAAAGTTCATGCCAGCACAATCGCTTCCTTTGCTTTTTCGTATACTTGCTCCAAGTGGGATGGTAGATGCAGATTTCGAAGTCATAGTTATAAAGATCACGTTCACGGACCGAGAGTTTCCGGGCTTCGCCGGCTACAACATATCCCTCATCATCGTGTTTAATCTTCGTCCTAAAAGTATAGAGGAATTTGGCGATCTCCAACTCGGGGAAGTAATTTTCCTTTACTTCTTCCATTACTTCGTCGAGTTTACCTGTTTTATCCCTATAGTATTCGGACATGACTTTACTCCTTTTTACTTATACTTATTCTTGTTGATTTCAATTGTTCTGTTACTTTTAATTCCCGGCAGTGGATGCAGAGTTCTTGTCTATCGACCTTAGTACAAGTACACTTTTGATACCATAGCAAACATGGACCCTGACCACATCCCATAATGAACCAACCGAGGGTTTCATTCTTTCCTATGCCTAATGATTCCCGTGGCCCAGTAACTACTTGTTGACATTCTTTTGGCATTGTTGGATAAAGTGTCTGCCAATTATTAGGAGGAATTAAATCATCCTCAAGTTTGCAAACTATTCCCATGGTTTTACCGATCCTCCTCTTCCACCCCAACTACAGGCATCAGTGCCCATGCAGTTGACTTACGAGTTATCATGGTTGGTTTCTTTTTAGCGAAGCGCATGACCGGCGGATCTTCGGCGTCATATTCAATAACATTGAAGATATGGGCTAAATGCTCGCCATTGAGTTTAAAGCCAAAAGCCTTTTTGGATTTACCCTTGACTTTAGCTTTACTTTTTAATCGGAGCTGGTGATCGTTCTCCCCTCCGCATACAACGGTGATGTATTTTTTTCCGTCGAATTCGATCGTGATATCCTTGTCTTTAAGCATACCGATGTAGCTGAGAAAGTCTTTGATAATTTTCTCCGAGATGATAACCTTATACTTCATAAGGCCAGATAACTTTTTCAGGGGATCGACGGGCTTATCAACATCATCATCGTCTATCAGACGGGTGGCTATGAGCTCCGGGTCTGTGAGAAGATAGTTCAACTTCCGTTGTCCATCTATCCGCTTGATGTTCATCTGGCGGGAAGTATTTTTCACATTCATCTTTTTATCATTGTTCATGGACAAGAATTTGATAAGCAATTCCAGATTGCCAAGTCCAAAAGATCCACTAATTGATTTACTTGTGATCTTGGATTTGGTTATAACCATTAAGCTATTGGTAATATCGACGGCCTCAATACTGCCCTGGCCGGCCGAAATATCCAATACGCACTCTTCCATAACCCCTGCAAGGTGACAATCTTTTAACATCCCTAACAGGAGGGAAGTAAAGATAACGGAGTCACTGGATTTCTTTTTTTTCTTGGACATATTGGCACCTCTTTTTAGAGTCAAAAAAAAAGCGACAGCGAGCAATCCCAATGAAGGGAAAGATCGCTGTCACTTTTATGATTAAGGCTTAATCATCCTCGATTTCCTTTTTACCGTTAAAGGGTTTTAATCGTCATCATCTTCTTCGGCAACAAAGGATATTTCGCCAGTGGCTTCCTCGCCGGTAAACGCGATGTTGATGGGGACGGCCTTGCTGACTTTACGAATCAAAGTTCGGAGGGACAGGTTGACCATTTTGTCCCACTTTTTGCCCTTTTTCTTTCCGATCTTTTTGGCAATGTCTTTCACCGTGGCTTCGCCGTCGCCGGCTTCAACGATGTCGTAGATGTCAGCAGAGACAGAACCAGAGCGGATGCCGGAAGGATATTTTTTCTTTTCATCCTTGGCCTTTTTGGCCTTGGCTTTTTTGGCTTTGGCCTTTTTCGCTTTGGCCTTTTTCGCTTTGGCCTTTTTCTTCGCCGATGCCGAATCATCTTCATCGTCGTCATCATCGTCGTCATCATCATCGTCGTCATCATCGTCGTCATCATCATCGTCATCGTCGTCATCGTCGTCGTCGTCTTCGTCGTCGTCGTCCGAATCATCGTCATCATCGTCATCATCCGAATCATCGTCGTCGTCTTCGTCGTCGTCGTCGGCATCATCATCATCGTCGTCGTCCTCATCGTCCTTCTTCTTCTTCTTGGACTTTTTGGACTTCTTCGACTTTTTGGCGACCTTTTTCTTTTTCTTTTTCTTCTTCTTTTTATCGTCGCCGTCGTCGATGAGTGACTCGTAGAAGTCAACGGTTGCTTCCGGCACGTTGTCGATGTTGCCGTCGTCGTCGATCTCTTCGATGGCCTGGATAAAGTCTTCCTGAATGGCCTTGACTTTGCCCTTGGTTTCGATGTCGTCTTCCGTTAAGTCCAGTTTATTCACTGCCTTGCAGTGTTTCACCAGAACTTTTTTGTCGACAACAACTTTGCTCTTACCAGCTTTCTTTTTCGACTTCTTTTTCGCCATGATACAGTTCCTCCTATTAAATAGGTTGGGATATTAAGGCGCTTCCACGCCAGTTAAAGGCAATCAAAATGATTACCAAGCTATATTCATTATACATCGTTTTATAGTTGTTTCCAATTTTTTATTTAATATCTTCATCATCAATACTTTCATGTTTTTCGAGTTGATAACATCGTGGCCAATCAAGACCGTATGGCCACCATGCCGCGTCCAGCACGGGTTCAGCAGTCGCTAAACGTTGAGTTACCATAACTTGACGCATGGGAGCGAAATCAGCATGTCTATGATATAATGTGGAAAGTCGTATTAAGCCGAGATTCATTTCTGCTTCGGTCTGATTAATAGCGATTCTTACATCTAAATGACTGTCTTTTGTTTTACTCTCACTCGTGGACATTTGATCTAACTTATATGATGTTCTACCGCCTTTGGTGGCTTGATCGGCATTTAGCACAAGACAATCTAACTCACCGGCTAAACGACTGGCATTACGCCATTTGCGGTCAATGTCGATGCGAGTTTGTAAGTCACCTCTTTCTTCAAGTAAAATATCAAGATAATCGAAAATAATCATATCGGGCATCCATTTATACTTTTCGATATATCTCATTATAAAGGCATACGAATCTTCAAACGAAACGCTGCCACGCGGAAAACACTTTACTCGTAAGTTTTTTATCTTTAGGAATCTGTTTTCTTTTAATGATCGTTTGACACTCGTTCTGGTGATCTTGCGAAACCGCTCGTTCTCAAACCAGATCGCAGGAACCCACTTCTTGTCCAATCTCCGGTACTTCATCCGTTTCATGTTATTCCTACATTCAGTGCAGGGAGTCCACTTCTTCGCATACTTGTTATATGATACAGTATCCGGCTGCGCCTGTTGAACTTTCCCTTTTGCAATTAAAGGCTTTTTGTTAAGGGGTTTTCTAACAGCACAGGTTCCACACTGGTTGTTTCCACAATCGAAAATAGGATAGATAACATTTTTAGGAGCATTTGGATTTCGGGTTTGACTTATACCTCTGTATAAACGATTATCAACAAGCTTTCTATTTAGCTCGTAGTTAAGCCATAAAACTTTTTTCTTATGAATCATTGCTGTTTGGATAGCTATTTCTTCAAGTACATGTGACTTGCCACTTTTCTCAACACCTGAGATAGCAACAAGCCAAGTCCGTTCAAGGGGTTGAACCAAGGCATTTAATTCAGGTTGGATAAAGCGAAACACTTCTTCGTTTTTCTTGCGCTTTACAAAATGTTCCTTAACTTCTTCAACGGTGAAGGGTTTAAAAACTCCCATTTCCTCTTCTTCAACTTCTGTATGCATTCTCTCATGCTTGCTAATTAAATCTTCTGCTTTCTCTGGATCATCTTCATCGAGAGAATCTTGTGCTTTATCCACAAGTATCTGGATTTCACGCTGTCGTATGAAGTTAAGTATGATTTCATTTTTTATGTATTCAGTTGAAAAAGAGGCATCTTCCTGATAAGCGGAAAACTCTTCTGCGAGGCGATCTAAGTATTCTTCAATTAAGTCAGCAGACTTTCCAAGCATTTTCTTTTTCTTTTGGAAAATCCTTTGGATAGTCCACTTAGGAGCTTTTTGATAATCAGCATAATATTTGATAAGCCAGCGGACGACCGGACGATAAGAGTCCGCGAAATGTCTTGTTTTAAGTTTGCCTTTTTTATATTGGGAATAACCGTATGATAGGATATCGGTATCCATTATCATATAGCCCAATACCAAATACTCGTCACCAACTTTAACGCTTTCCCGCTTAATCATTCTCAGCTCCGTCTCAGGTCAACTAAATTTTGGTTATGTAATTTGTACTTGATATGACATTTTCTTTTACTAACTGATTTGGAATGTCGTGATTCCAAAATTTTTTATTCCCAATGTATGAAGCACTCGGATTAAATCTTTTGTTATTTTTCCAATCTTTCAAAATGTCCTCTACCGTGCCCATCAAAGGAGCCGGTCCACAATACTTCTCATTTTTCTTACAAAGCTTAAGTAAATTTTTAGTTGCTTCACGGAATGCTTGCATATCCCTGCCATCCGGCTCTTCGCCAGAATATTGGATCCAAGCTTCCTGAAATAGTTTTGTTAATTTCGGGTCTTTGTCTACAAGTGAAAAATTCCTGCGAACCCAATCTTCGCCAGCAACAAATTCTTTAAACCAGCTATCAACCTTGGCTTTGGCAACAAAGGCATCGTGCTTTTTATCCCTGTCCGTATATTCCAAAAAAGATGAAAGTGAAATATTGTTTGAACGGAAATGATAGTAATGTCGAAACCATTTAGAAGTAAAGACTTCATGTCCTAATTCTATCGCTGCTCGAATTTCAAGCGATTTAAAACCTTCACTCATAAATCTTTCAAGTTTGGATAAAGCTGAAATAACTGTTTTGGATTTGACTTGTTTGTGAGTTGTAAATGGATGGCCGAAAGTATTCCACTTGGCAAGTAGTTTTTTTGAAAAATCAGAAAAACCGCTTTCCTTAATTGGAGTATGACTTCTTGAAGAGCGAATGGTTTCCTTGTGGCGATAAAGTGTTATTCGCCGGGATATTGTAAGAGAAGCATTTGGTAAGTATGTATCAACCTCAATTTGAGATAATGTTTTTAATTGTTTTGGTGAATAAACTTTTTTGACTTCAACGTGTTGATAATACGATTTGCTTCTTTTCATTCCAATCTCCAAGATTAAAGAAAAAGTTTTTCAGACTTTTCAAAAAGAATATATTCTATTATCTCTTATCTCTATACTTCGTAAGATATATCGTCCCGTTTTCAAAGGCTAAAACGGTACGCTTTATACATCCGTTGGTTGAGGAGTAAAGATAAAAATAAAAGGCTTTAGATAGAGTCAAAAAAAACCCTTGTGAACTTAGGGAAGACCAACCGACGATTGCCAGTTGATCTTCAATTGGAGGCCAGGATTACTTCGGGGGAAATCCTGTTTGAAGACTCTCGCCTTCCCTAAATTCACAAAGGTAAAATGTTTTACTTCCCGAAGTAACGCCTTCAATTTTAAAAACAAAGCTGAAGTATAGTTTAAATAAATCTAAAAAACAAGCTTTTTTATCTTTAATAAAAACAGGGGTTTATATAAATCACAAGCAGAACCTAAGATCCCTTTTTATCGAATTGACCTGTGACAAAGTCAATTCACCGGGATCGTCTTTTGAAGTCAAAGTCAAAACTTCGACCCGTTTAACTACTGGTGCCACTACGCGCGCAAACTTCTTTGCTGCCCTTCGCCCTGCTTTGTCAGGCTTGCCATCTTTAAAACTATCAAACATTATATATAGTTTTCTAATATTCTTTTTCATAATAAGCCGAATTTGTTCTTCCGTGTATTCAATACCAGTCAACCCCATAGCACCATCTCCCATTTTCCAAACATCCACAGGACCCTCTAATGCAAAGGCATCTAAGCCAGAAGTAACACTATCATAATTGTAGATAAGTTGTTTGGGAGATATTGGTGCTTCCTCAGGATCGCCGTGGAGATACGGAGGGTCTTGTTCTCCTGTAATGTCACGCGAAGAAAAACTTATTAAACGGCCACCCTGATAAAACGGGATTATAATTCGAAATTTATATTTTCCAATTGTATGGACAGATCTTAACTTGTATTTTTGGATTAATTTTTTTGGATTGAAACCTCGCTTTTTTAAATACTTTATATGGAGCTTTGTAAAATTTTTAGATGACTCTTGAGGCAGGTGGACTTTTAACGTAGATCGCCTGATGAGGGTTTTTTCTACCGTTAACGGAGGTTCGCCCAGGTCTGCCTCAAGAGCCAAACTTAATTTTTTGGCATCACGAAAAGAGCATTGAAGTAATTCAATAATGAGAGTAACTATCGGGTGGTATCCGCACTTCCAGCAATTGACTCTCAAATCATTATACCTTATTCCATGGTGATTTGAATAGTCTTCGCAAAAAGGACACTGGACATTTATCCAACCCTTACTTACATTTTTTCCAGAAGTCCAATACTCGATTCCATACTCGTCGAAAAATTCTTTCAATTCCATTTGCGAAATACCTTTTAACTTTTTGTTTCCAAGTCAACATAGGTTCCACTTCATATTTATCGAAACCCAGCGGATCCTTGACCACCTTAACATTGAGGGATAATGGTTCATCTGGACTGATATTGTTATTGGCTTTACTTGCAATTATTTCTTTATAAAGCCCTTCCGGTACCATCCAAATTTTTGTTTGTTTATCTGCATAGTCATAAATTGTAACTGGAATTTGCTTTCCCATTTTAGTCACCTTTTATAATCTTTTGCACAGTATGGTCTAAATTGTTTTTAAACCAATGTTCCTTGTCTCCATAGTAAACATCGCCTGAGTCAAAATTGACTGCGATCTTGATCACATCGCCCAAGGTATTTGCCGTAATTTTTGCAGGCTTGCCATCTATGATTTCCATTTCGTAGTAAAACTTGCCTGGCATTCTTACCAGTTCCTTTGGAATCAAAGGTGAAAGCGCAGCAACAGCAATACCACCAAAAACTAATTTGAAAAAATTACGACGATTCATTCTTCTTCTTCTCCCTATAATAAAATTTACATTCGTGAGCCTTGACTATATGTTCACGGAATTCACCTAACTCACCGTTATTGCTCATTTCCCATCTTTGTTTATGGCAACCGACGGAGGCACCATATCCGGGAGTTTCGTCGCTATATCCTTCTTCGCCCATATCAAAATAGAACTGTATGCAAAAAACACAAAGCTTCATTTCATTCACCTTTTAGTTTATTGACTTCAGCGATTATTCTTTTCAACTGTGTGCTAATTGAGTAATGAATTTCATTTCCCATCGCTGTTGCCCACCAACCGGCCGGATGATTTTTATCGGTGACGATTGGTAATTGAAAAGTTTTAATGATTTTGATTACTTCTTCTTTTTCCACTTTCATGTCGTCTCCTTACATCCATAATTCTACGAACTCGCCATCGTTGTCTCCGTGTTCTCTTCTCTCTAATTCATTTTGAAGAGTATTGCTAACCACGGAGTCAAGAGGAATTTTTTCTAAGAAATGGCGAATTGTTTTCTCTTCCAAATCTTCAAGAGGAAATGAAAGATATTTGACTTCATCTTCTATTATTATTTTCATTTTAACCATCCTTGTTTTGAATATACTTGGATTCGCATAATGCTGTGTTGTGCAAGAAAGCGATAAGGGTCAAGGAAGTCAGTCAAACGTATAGTGTCCTTATCTGCTGTCATGCGGAGACCTCTCCCGATAGTCTGGATAACGCCTTTTTCGTCTTTCATTCCGGCAGCGGCGATAATGTGATTTAACGATGGAATATTAATTCCCTCTTTCCAAACACGCGAACAGATTGCAATATGTAATTTTCCGGACTTCAACCTGTTTTTGACTTTACTGCGCTTATCGCTTTTAGTACCACCATGAATAAAAGGAGCACTTATCTTTTCCCATTTTAACATCTTTTTAAGTATCTTACCGTGCTTTATCTTCTCAACAATAATAAGAGTGATATGGCCGAAAGCTAAACTTAGTTTTACTTCTTCTATAATCAATTTGTTTCGGCTTTTATTTCTTACAATACCTCGGTCATAAAAGCTTGCATAAGTACTGCAATTTTGATTAACCTTGATCTCGTAGGGCACGCCCACAAGGTTTATTTTTGGTTTAGCGATGATTCCAAGCTTGATTCCTTTTTGAACAGTTAACTCAGCTATGTCCGGTCCAAGTAATCCTTCGTTCACAAGAACCTTTTTCTGAGTGGTTGGCTTAGTCGCTGTAAGGCCATACCTCCGCGGAGACAAGTTTAATTGAAGTACTTTCCCATATTGACTCTTCAAAGAATTAGCATGGTGCAATTCATCTATAATAGTCACTTCAAAAAAATCAATTAACAAGTGATGCCATTTAACATAACTTTGGATCGTGGAAATAAGTATAACCTCATCTTGTTTTAACATTGACTTATGAAACTTATGTCCACCACCCATGGCATAAACGTTTTTGAATTTATACTCTTTCAATGTCTCAAGCCATTGCTTAACAAGTTCTGTGGTATGACATAAAATTAAATGTCTACAATCTGGAAACATAGAAATAATACCACAACCGATAATTGTTTTACCAGAACCTGTAGGGAAGACAATCCGCCCACGATGTTTCCTTTTAACCTTATTTAATACTTCAAGTTGGTCAGGACGGAAAGTGATTCCTTTTAAATTTGGCTTAGCAATAGGTTCTATCTTTTCCAATTCGCCTTGTATGATTAATCTTCCATTTCCATTTTGTCTAAAATACTTCTTGACTCGTGGTAACAGACCTGTTAAGAATTTTCCGCTTGAGCCTGTGTAGCCAGTTATAAGCGACTGCTCTACGAGTGTCTGCTGCATACCATA